TTTGGAATGAAGAGGAATATAAATGGGATAATATGAACAGTTCATTAGGTTGAATCTCACTCATAAATACAGTATCAAAGGATTTAATTGATAATTAAATTATGAATTTTGCAAAAATTGCTTTAGATAATGGTGGTTCAATTCATCCAATCATAATTCCATCTCATTTAAATGATGGGTTGGGTATTATGAACCCATCGGTTTATATTCATAAAGGTAAGGTTTTAGTTAATCTCAGAGCAGTCAATTACACATTTTATCATTCGGAAAAGAAACTTTTCCAGCATCCATATGGACCATTGACATATCTTCATCCAGAAGATGATATGCACCTGAGAACTAAAAATTATTATTTGGAACTCAATGATAAGTATGAAATCACTAGAATAAATGCAATAGATACTTCAAAATTTGATACATACGAACCCCAATGGGACTTTGTTGGTCTTGAAGATGCAAGACTCTTTGAATGGGAAGGGAAACTTTATACTTGTGGAGTTAGAAGAGATTTAGATACTGTTGGAACTGGCAGAATGGAACTTTGCGAAATCAAAGTTTCTGATAATAAAGTCGTAGAAACATCAAGATTTCGCATTCCAACTCCAGGAAATGATGACGAATATTGCTCAAAGAATTGGATGCCAATTCTAGACAAACCATATCATTTTATAAAGTGGAGTAATCCAACAGAAATTGTTAAAGTAAATCCAGAAGATAAAACCTGCGAAACAGTGTTCACTGGAGAATATAAATCAATTCCAAGAGATCTTAGAGGAGGTTCTCAGGTCATTCCTTGGAGAGATTATTATGTTGCAATTACTCATGAAGTTGATTTGTTCAAAAGTGGAACTGGAAGAAAAGATGCAATATATCGCCATAGAGTAGTATTCTGGGATAAAAATTTTAACCTAGTTAAATGGACAAATGACTTTTCCATTATGGGAGGGGATGTTGAATTTTGTGTTGGATTAATTCAACAAGGTTCTGATTTCCTAATGACTTATGGATTTCAAGACAATGCAGCATATCTTATTAAGTTTCCAGAAAAAGTGTTTGAGGATTTTATCAAATGAATGAACTACAAGAACTTCTAGATTATTATGTACATCATACTGAAGAACCAGAGATTAATTTCAAATTAGCAATTTATTATCATTCTATTGGGCAAACTGCATCTGCTATTTCTTATTATATCCGAACCGCAGAAAGAACAGAAGATAAAACTTTAATGTATGCTTGCCTGCTTTCTGCATCAGAATGCTTTGATTCTCAGGGATGTAGGAGCAATTCTGTCAAAGGACTTCTTCAAAGTGCAATTGCAGTAGATCCAAAGAGACCTGAAGGATATTATCTACTCTCAAGATTTTATGAAAGAGAAAAGAATTATCACGATTCATATTTGATTGCATCTATTGGGGAAAAAGTTTCTGATTTTAATGCAAAACCACTACCACTCAAGGTTGATTATTTTGGATATTGTGGAATTTTATTTGAAAGAGCAGTATCTGCTTGGTGGTGTGGACTTTGTGATGACAGCCATTTAATGTTTTTGGATCTCAAAACAAATTATTGGAATCAATTAAATGAATCGCATAAGCAAGCAGTTTTGAATAATTTAAAACTCTTCAAAAAAGAATTTGATTGGGGAGAAATTGAACAAAACAAATGGTTCAAAAAGGTTATAATCGATGAAGTCTTTACCAGAGATGTCTATCAAAAATTCTTTAAAGTGGATGAGGATGATTTGGTTGTAGATATTGGTGCAAGTGTTGGACCATTTACATATAAAATTTTAACACAAAATCCAAAGCAAGTTTATTGTTTTGAACCTCAGAGTTCTTTGTTCAAAACACTCAGTCAGAATTTAGAAAAGCATCAAAATGTAACTCTTATCAATAAAGGAATTGCATCAGTAAATGGTGAGTTTGAAACTGGTGGTCTTTATGATAAAGACTGTACAGAAACTTGGGAAAAGATTCAAACAACAAATGGACTTAGATTTGATACTTTCCTAAAAGAAAATGATATTGAAAAAATTGATTTTCTTAAGGTAGATTGTGAAGGTGGTGAGTATGATATTTTCAATGAAGAGAATCGTCCTTGGATTGTAAAAAATGTTCGTAAGATTGCTGGAGAGTTTCATCTAGCAACACCAGACCAAAAGAAAAGATTTGTTGAATTTAGAGATACTTATCTCAATGATTTTAATAAAGTTGAAATCTATTCTTGCGATGATGTTGATATTAAATGGAGTATGTGGGATGACTGGGCAGTAGAACGATATAATGAAATCATAATTTATATTGATAATACAGAAGTACTAGAAAACTTCTGGAACATCACTCCTTGGGCTACGATGGAATTTACTACATCAATTCCCAAGAAAGGATGTGTAGTAGATTGTGCATTCTGCCCTCAGAGAATTCTTGAGAAATCTTATGTGGATGAGACTAGATTTCTAACTCTAGACAACTTCAAAAAAATGGTAGATAAACTACCACAAGAAATTCGTGTAACCTTCGCAGGATTTACTGAACCTTGGTTGAATAAAGATTGTACTGATATGCTTCTATATGCTCACGAAAAGGGGCACAGAATAGCAGTCTTTACAACTGGAATTGGAATGAAAGTTGATGATGTTTATAGAATTAAAGATGTACCTTATGATTTGGGACCAAATGGTAAGTTCGTCCTACACCTACCTGATGCAGAAAGAATTGCAAAACATCCAATCACAGACAATTACATTAAAGTTCTAGAAGCATTCAAAGAAGTTCATAAGGATATTCGAGGTTTCTATACAATGGCAATGGGTGAAGTACATCCCGATGTTAAGCACATATTCCCCGAAGCAATTGTTCCTGCTTTCTGGAATCGTGCAGGAAATCTTGTTGGTGAAGCAATGCTAAAACCAGAACTTCTCAATCTTCAAGACCGCTATAAATCAGTCTATCACGGAGAGGAACCAAGAACTTGTGGTTGTGATGAACACCTATATCACAATATTGTTCTTCCTAATGGTGATGTATCTCTATGCTGTATGGATTATAGTTTGAAGTTTATTATCGGAAACCTATTGGACCAAGAGTATAAAGACATTGCACCTCAACCAAATACTTGTTTTGATATGTGTCGTTTCTGTGAAAATGGAGTAAAGCACAAATGATGTATTCTCTTCACGAACAAAAACTTGCAGAGAATCCAAAACCATCAGTATTTGTGGTGGATAATTTCTACAATGACCCAGATATCGTTCGTAGATTTGCATTATCGTTAGATTATGAGTTTTCTGATTACCACAGAGGTAGAAGAACTCAAGACCAATATTTTATTCCAGAAACTAAAGAAGCATTTGAAAGAATTATTGGTAAAAAGATTAGTGCTTGGGGAGAAACTTATGGAATGTGCGGAAGATTTCAGTATTGTACCGCAGAGGATGCACTTGTTTATCACGCAGATAGTCAGAAGTGGGCTGGAGTCGTTTATCTAACTCCAGATGCTCCTTATGAATCTGGTACATCATTACTTGCACATAAGAAAACTGGAGTAAGACATTGTGACCATCCCGACATTATGAATGTATGGGCAGAAGCAGCACCAACTGGAGTACATTTGGATGCAACACCTTGGGAAGAGATTGATAAAATTGCGAATGTTTATAATCGCTTGGTGATTTGGGATGGTCATTGTCCTCACGCTGCATCTAAATATTTTGGATTCACTAAAGAAACTTCAAGATTGTTTCATTTGTTCTTTTTTGATACGGAATTTTAATAAGGAAATAAAAGATGGCACTTGCTCACTCACCCTCTATAACTACATCAGGATTAGTCCTTTGTTTAGATGCAGGAAACACAAAGTCTTATCCTGGTTCTGGAACCACTTGGACTGATTTGAGTGGTAATGGTAATAATGGAACTTTTGTAAATACACCAACTTATAGTAGTTCTAATAAAGGAAGTATTATATTTGATAGTACAGACTATGTTACCACTTCCGCAGTTGTTGAATCAGCAACAAATTCAAACTTACAGACTTTTAGTGGATGGTTGGTGGGTGATGGAGCATTATTTGGAAGTAATGCGAGCGGAATAGGTCAGAATCATTTGCGAGCATCTTTAAGTGGAACAACTTTAACTTATCGAGTATCTTATTACGGCGGTGCCGCTGGAGAAATAGATGATACTACCACAGTTTCTCCATTTTCCATTAATAACATTGTAATCGTTAAAACAGCAGCAGAAAAATATGATGTTTATTTTAATGCTGTTAAAGTTATGAATCAAGTGACAAAAAAAGCATCAGTTAGCACTTCATTTTATCCTGGACTTTATTATAGTGGTTCATATAATAACGGAACTGTTTGTAACTATATGATATACAACAGAGCACTCACAGCATCAGAAATCCAACAAAACTTCAACGCACTCCGAGGTCGTTTCTCAATTTAACCTAAATACAAAAACGAAGAGGTATTGAGAGAGAATGGGAATTGCTTATAATCCACGCACAGTTACTGATGGATTAGTTCTGTGTCTTGATGCGGGCAATACAAAGTCTTATCCTGGTTCTGGAACCACTTGGACTGATTTGAGTGGTAATGGATATAATATGACTTTAACAGGCAGTCCAACATTTACATCAACAAATGGAGGTGTTCTTCAGTTTAATGGTTCAACACAGTATGGAACTTTAAGTTCTTTGAATTATTCTGGATCTACTTTCACTATTATTGCAGCAGCAAGATATTCTGGTGCAACTAGAGGAAGGATAATAACTTCAAATACTAATAACTGGTTATTAGGTCATTGGGGTTCTACTACAGAAAATTATTATGCCGAAGGTTGGATAAGTGCTGTTGGTGCTGGTGCTAATGATACAAACTGGAGAATACTTGCTGCAACAGAAAACTATGGTTCAGACTTAAGAAGTTTATATGTAAATAATGCTGTTAAAGTTTCAAACTCAACTTCAGGGTCAGCAGGATTTAATGGATTGAGTGTTGGTAGGTGGGGAGGAGGAGCATCAGAATATTCAACTTGCGAAGTTTCATTCATCTATGTTTATAATAGAATTTTATCTACAACTGAATTAACACAAAACTATAATGCATTAAGAGGGAGGTTTGGTCTTACCTAAATACTAATAAAATCTTAAAAATGGGTGCGTTCTCCGGTCCAGACATTTTAGAAAGTGGACTAGTTCTTGCATTAGACGCTGCAAATAAGAAATCATACTCTCAAAATGAGTTTCAGTATTCTACTGATATTTTTGCTTGGTATAATAGTAGTTCAGGAAACGCATCAACAATATCAAGAGATACTATAAGTTCTCCAGTTGGCAATACTCCATTGAAAATGGCAGTAACTGGAAATGATCCACATCTGGGAAGCTATAACTCTGGTGTTTGGAATATTGCACCTGCTGCAAATGGACAAACTTGGGTTGTAAGTGTATATGTGAAAGCAGATGTTGCTACTACAGGACAGATTTTTATTTTTGGTGCAAATAGTGCTGGAACTGGATTTGTTGGTGGTGCTTGGTTAGCAATATCTGCAGTTGGTTTTAATATAACGACTGAATGGACCAGAGTAAGTCATTATATTACTATGGCAAACGCAGATATTGCTTATATTCATACAAGATTAGACGGTCCAGATAGTGGAGGAACTGGTCAAAATATTTGGTGGGATGGACTACAAGTAGAAAGAGTACCTTCAGGAACTACAACACCAACGCCATTTACTTCATCTTATTATGGTGGAAGTGTTTATAAAGATTTGGTTGGTTCTAATAATGGAACTTTAGTAAATTATCCAACTTATAATGGGTCTAATGGAGGTTCTTTGGTTTTTGATGGTGTGAATGATTATGTAAATTTGGGGTCATTTTTTAATTATACCAATTTTACTATTTCTTTGTGGGTATATCCAGGTTCAACTCAAGTTCAATACGCGGATATTTTTGATAATAATCATACCGGAGGTCAAAATTTTGTTTGTCAACAAAACAGTACAACTACTAATCAATACAGTTTTTCTTGTATTAATGCAACAAATGGTAGTGGTACATCAGTATTTAATTTGACCGCAAATACTTGGACATTTCTTACATTTACTTGGAATAATAGTGTTGCAAGTGCTTATATTAATGGAGTATTTCACTCCAGTGGAGCAGCAGCAAATCCAATTAATTATTCATCTCAATATTTAAGATTAGGAACTTGGGGAGGTGGTGGTAGAAATTGGAATGGTAGAATATCTAATTTTATAGCGCATAATCGTGTCCTCACAGCATCAGAAATCCAACAAAATTACATAGCAACTAAATCCAGATACGGGCTCTGATCCACTTTAAAAACTGTCCACTGACCTCCCAAAACCGACTTGGGAGGTTTTATAGTAGGTGGAGACACACAAAGACCCTATGCGGTTCTCCAACCTAGACCGATTGATTTTTATTGGTAGTTTTATGGTGCTGATGAACTGGGGAGTTCGTCTTACTGATGTTACTTTGAACGCACTGTTCTGATGCTTACATTATACACCAGTGGATACAATTATAGCAAGCGTAGATGTAAACGCATTGTAGACTGGTTTATTTCCAAACACTTTCCTAGGCATAAACTAGAGATTTCTGTAAACCATCGTGGTTTAAGTCGTGAGAGTGTTTATGGTTGGGTATGGGTTTCTGATTGTGATTATCGTCCTCGTTCATTTGAGATTGAAATGCACAATCGGATGACACCAGAGCACTACACTAAGACGCTTCTACACGAACTCTGGCACGTCTATCAACACGTTAAGGGTGCTCTTAAGGATAAGTACGGTAAACGTCTCTGGAGGGGCATAGACCACACGGAGACAGACTATTCAGAGCAACCTTGGGAAGTACAAGCAAGACAGATGGAAGAAGTGCTCTATGAAGAATATCTAGAGCACTTGACAAACTCTCAAAACTCACTATAATACCTTTGTCGAGGTTAAACAAACTATGATCTCTATGAAAGCTCAGAAACCTGAATTTATCTGTGTATCTCCAAAGACTTCTGAAGCAAAAGAAGTTTTTGAGACTTATATGTACAAACTTCATTCCTGTAAAGTTAAAGAACGTAGGAATGGTCTCATGAGACTTGAAAGTATCTCTGGAAAGATCTTTTTCTGGATGAATGAAAGTGATGATATGAACTGGAAGATTATCAAATGAACAAACTTAAGTATTACATAACTTCAGAATGGGGATTGTCTAATCTAATTGATGATACTCTTTTGATTGCCAAACAATTTGGATACAAATTATGGTTTAATGATGCTAAAAAACCAACTCAGTGTTGGATGTATGATGAACCATCTGATGAATTTATTAATTCAGAATATGCTATTAAAATTGTAAATATTGAAGAAATTGAAGTAGAACAAAAGAAAACAGTTCTTGAAAGAGATACTCGTTATGAAAATGGATACAATTGGAAAAACACTCAAGTTATTGGAGCAAACGCCAAATTAAGAAAAAAAGGAACTTCTACTGATTATGATCCTACTTGGATAAAGGAATTTCACAATCCATCTAAACTCCCAATCAATCCAAAAACTGGACTTCGTGATGGTAAAAATTAAAATGAAGAAACTCATTCCTATTCTGCTTCTGCTTCCCACTTCTATATCAGCACAAGAAGTCTATTCAATTAATGTAAATCGTCTATGTGCAGAACTTGTAGGAATTCCTTATGCTTCTGATAATTTTTCTGATGAAGAGTGGGAACAATTCAAATCTTGTGTAAATTATGTAAAAGATTTCCAAGTTAAATAGTAATAGAATAGGAGAACGCTATGGTTGTGTTACTATCAACAACCATCATTTCTTGTAGTCAAGCTATGAGTATTATTCATCGTCTTACTAAAGTCGTTGGATTAACTGAATCTCAAAAGAGTGAGATAGTTGCAGAGGTTCGCAAAACTATTCCTTTCTGTCCCGTAATCATCAAAAAAGATGCAAAGTGAAACTTATGAAGACAAATGGAACAGAGGACTCACTCTGTTTGAGGAAAGTGTTCTAAAACCTGATGTTGAATTGAGACAGTGTGCTCATAATCAACAGTGCTATAATGAACTTATGGAAGTTCGTGAGCACATTTTAGAACACTTAAAGACATTGAGAAAATGAATCCTTATTATATTTGGTTTATTATTTTCTTTTGTATTGGATACTTAATCGTAACAGACAATTCCGTAGCGAGGTTATTCATCTTGCTTACCAAACTTGCAGAAGTAGAATACCGCAAATTTAAATGGTGGATGGTTCATAACCCGATGAATCCGATTGTTCGTTATTTTATGTGGAGAAGGTCTTTACAATTAGCAAAAGAACTTCAAGAAGAACTTGCCAAAAAGCAAGAAAACCTCTAATATAGTATGTGTAGTTGAGGATTTTACTATGTCCAGGACTTATCGTAAAACTGAAGGAATGCACAGTGGTGCATTAAGGTTTCCCCATACCTTCAATGAGATTAAAAAGTTGGATGCACTTCTACATGAAGAAGACTTGGAGGGTCTTCCATTTTCGGGACTAAATCATATCAAGGCAAGGGAACACAATCTACCGACCGCTTGGGATGATAAAGTTGTAAGTGCATATTATCAAGAAGATTATCACACTGCATAAACCACTTTAAAAACTGTCCACTGACCCTTGACTTTTGCAGTTGAGGGTCTTATAGTATCTGTATTGAAACATCTTCACTATGTACGACGCAACTGTTCAATTCAAGTTTGATGGAACATTCACCCCTTCTTATAATTCATCGTTCTCTGATGATGACTTCATTCCCGAAGAGCATTACCTGATTACTGCACCTGCTGCTGACTTAAACTGCAAACAGTATTTCAAACTATTTGAGAAGTTTATGCTGTGTGTAGGTATGGCACCCGCAAGTATTCGTAGTGGTGCGATGTCTCTGGTCTTTAATGATTGGACTAGTGAAGAAGAACAACGCAAGGTTTGTAAAGAGTATGAAATCACGATGGATGAAGACCTTGAAGAGAAGTTCAAGGAATGGAAAGTGCGTGATGAAGAGATTGCACGACTTGTAAAAGGTCCGATGGGAACTGTATTGTCTGAAGAAGAACTCACTAATCTTGAGGAAGGGAATTGAAACTCATTCAATTTGTTGTGAGAGAAGACTACGGAAAGGAATATTGTCTTACACTTCTTAAGATGAAACATTATTCACTTCTTCAGGTAGAAGTTGATATTGGTGAATATGGTGATTGGTTTGAATTGCCCTATCTACAAATTAATATGGGATATGGGAGATTTTTCTCATTCCTATTCTCTGTTGGTAGGTTTGGTTTTACTTTTGATATTATTGGTAGAAATTGGAGAGATGAAGAATGACTGAACCACTTCACGCAAAAGTATCCGACGAAGATTACCAAAAGGTTTTAAATCTTATGAATAATCAAGAACCTTATCCCGATGAGATGTTTGAGGAAGCAGAGCGTCGTGAGAAGAGTAATCGCGTTCTTCAACGATATAATGACTTCTATAATATGGAATGTTCTGGGCTTTCTCACGGAACACCAATTACGCCAGAGTTTCAGCAAGCAATGGCATTAGAATGTATGTTGGATGCTCTGCGTTGTGAGAACCTCAATCGCGAGTATAATGAAGTTTCCACTGATGACATCAATGCTTTGATTGAAGGATTGTATCAACAGGGAAAGGATTATCTGAAAAGAGTACAAGAATTCAAAGATAGTGCTGATGGTGTAGCATGAGTAGATTTACTGAAAACCCAGATGAGATTGTACTGGAAGAGGTGAAGTTGTTTCACCTTGAAAGTATGAACGAACGAGCACTGTGGATTGGTGTTTATGGAGAAGATGGTAAAATCTATCACTTGAATATTTCTGCGAATGGTGATAAACTGAAGTATTATTGGAGCGATGAAACAGTTTAACACTTGGTTAGAAGATTCCTACTGGTCTTGGAAATGCTGCATTTACTCACGATTTGTGGAGTATAATGATAGAATTGATGTCGCAGCATTTTGGGAAGAGTTAAATTATGGTTCTACTCAAATGAAAGATGAATACAAAATGTCTCAACCAGGATTTGACCCTTACAATCTATCTGGTAGAGACCCTTACTACACTTATATGATGAGGAAAAAATGAACTTTCCAGTGTGGTTAAATAAGTGGATAATCGGATTTAAACCGATTAAGTATACGCCATTCTGGTGGTGGTATCGTTTAATGTCACACCAAGGGTTTAGATTTGACGATTATCATATATGGGGAGAGTTCTGGCATTCTATCAGTAGTGGATGTGAGCATATGGAATATGTGTATAAATTTGAAGAGTTCTGGGGGAAAGGTTCTTATCCACCAGAGCGTATTGTATTACCACAGAAAGATTATGATGCTCTGGTAGAACGATTGAACGAACCACCACAATACGACGAAAAGATCGCTAGAGTATTACAACGCAAAGCACCTTGGGACACTTGAAGAACTGGCACAGGGCATCTCCACAGGTGCCCTTTTTGCCTTATAATGACTTCATACACACAGAAACCTGATGACTTTTCTATCTGGACTTGAAACTTATTCTCTGTTTTTTATTGGAGTTTATGCGGTAAATCAGGTTTGGAATGTTTTTACAAAAGAACGAACCCAAACTAAAATCTTCACCGAAGCACTTCTTTGGGCAGGAGTTTGGATTGTTTTTGATAAAATCGTTGGTATTTGAAAATGCCTGACGACCTTCAAAGAGAAGAAGAAATTTTTCTCAAAGCACTTGAAGAATACAAAGAGAAAAAATCACAAGAACCAAAAGACAAAACCACAAACACTCTACCAGCAGTTATTGCCGCAGTATTATGACTAAAATTCCACTCAAAGCAATCACAGTTACATACACCCGAACTCTCACAGTTGCTCCCACAACTGAAATGTTTGAGGACTGGGAGGATTATCCAGACCAAGAAGGATTTGAGAGTTTAGTGCTTCAAGAATTGTTTGATAAAATCCATTATGAGATGGGAGGACCAGCAAATCCTATGCCTTATACTAATGTAAAACAACTTGAAGATGTTGAAATTGATTTTGATTGGGATGATGAAGAATGAATGACTACCTATTTGAATATTCTGGTGAAGTTATAATTGCTGCTGATACTTATGAGGAAGCAGAAAAACTACTAAAAAATATGATGTGGGATGTTCGTGGTGTTTATAATTACCACATGGTTCACTCCACTGTAAGTGTGCTTGCTAATGATGAGGATGAAGAATGAAAGTTTATGATTACCGAATTGTAGAAGACCTCAATTTGAAAACTTTGAAACCTCATTTTCTAATTCAATATTATCATCTTACTGAAAAAAAGTATCATCTCTACTCAAATGATACATTTCAAACACTTCAAGAAGCACAAGAAGCAATACGACTAATTAGGAAATACAAAGAACCTTTCTATCATTATGTGGAGTGAGAAATGACTAAACAAGAACTCAAAGAACTTCTCACACCAGAGTTTCTTTCTACACTTCATAGTGCTGTGGAGTGTTGTAATTGGAAGGTTGATATGATAGAAACGATGGAGTTTTGTAATTGGTGCTATAGGTTAGCAGGACAACCAGAACCATATTATGATGTGGATTTTGAGATGGAGGACTAGGAATGAATAACCACCCATCATACTGCTGTCCTAAATGTGGAGAACTTTTCTACTTATTTGGATAAGGATAGTAGAAAAATTATTGCTTCTGTTATTCGTGCTATTGTAAGTGATTATGAGACTTGGGAAGATGGAACTTATATGGTAAAATCAAAGGATATTCTTGAGATTGCTGATGAATTGGAGGCACTCTAATGATTTTAAATGAAGAAGTCATCAAACTTGTAAAAGAACACTTTGAGGAAGATTGGGATGAGAATGATGGTTGGGAGTATTCTGGAAACTTTGATGCCTTTGTGAAGTTTGCCCAAGAAATCTTTCAAATGGGCTATAATGAAGGTAGTTATGATATGTCCTACTATGAGTGAAATGAAACCCTTTATCTTTATCTTCATCATTCCACTTCTTATCATTACTGGTTATTTCCTTTCTATGGAACTACTGAATACTTACAATACTCAAAAGGACAGAGAGATGTTCTTGAAATCTTATGAGATTGTGTTAGAATGTAGGAAGTCTTATAATTTGATTAATTCCGCAACTAACATTTGTGGTGAAGTTCCTGTATTTGTGGATGCTGTAAAATGAATAACGATTGGAAACCAACTGAAAATAACATTTCATCTCCTTGGGATGTGAATGTTCAGGAGAACAACATAGGAGAACCACTAAAAACAGGTGTAGTTGATTATAGTAAATATCAAATACTTCAACTTCCAAAGAATTCCAATTGGAGGTGTTATATGTTTGGTAATCGTCCTGGTAAAAATGGAATAATGTATATTCCATCAGAAGGACGAGTTCCTAATCGTTTTGTGAGATGGATGATGCGAATTTGTTTTGATTGCTTATGGGTGAAAGAAAATGACTGAACGAGTAAAATTCACACAAGTATCCAGAGTAATCTGCCCCAAGACAGGTATTCATTATCTTGATGCAATTGATGAGAATGGACAACACTGGATTGCACAAATGGAAACTGGTGTGGAACGGTGGATTACATACAAAGAAGTTTGGAAAAGAGACCCCCAACAACCATTTGACTTATGAAACATCCAGCAAACGATTGGGACTTTGATGATACAATTGAAGAAGCATTTCAGGAATGGTTTAATGACCTTAATGGTGGTTTTGCACTTCGTAGTGAATATTTTTTCGGTGATTGCGAAGTTCAGGATGTAAATACTCGTAAGGATTTGATGTATAAGTGGTTGCACTCTGCGTTCGTTGTGGGGTATAATATGGGAAGAATGGAAGGACTTGAAGTGGGACTGACGAATAATGACTGAAATTGAAAAGACAGAAGCAGAAATCAAAGTGCTTCAAAAGAAACTGGAACTCCTCAAAGAGATTGAGAAGCACAAATCACCAGTAGAAGAAGCATACAAAGATTGGTGGGGGCAATATCCTGAATTAGAAACTGATTCCAAGTATGATGATATGAGGTGGAGGTGTTTCCAAGCAGGTTTTCAGGCAGCATACGAAGAGAAGGTGAGGGAAGATGATTATTATAATAAAGTAAAGTGTGATGAGAAAGACAATCCAAAACCTATGGATGATGTGGTGAATAGGTTGGTGAAAAAATACCAAGCACAAAAACTCTACAATATGATAAGAGATGAACTTGATTATCTTGGTTATGATGTTGATTGTTGTGATGCGATTGTAGATTTGGTGGAGAAATGGTTGCCGAAAGAACAATCAGCAGCAGGAAGTCAGAATGTAGATACTGAATTACTTGTGGATGGACACAATCACTGTTTGCAGAAAATCAAGGAGATGCTACGGTGAACGATGATATGCCGTGGGTTAATCTCACTCAAGAAGAAGTAGATGACCTTCGTAAGAAAAAGTATGAACTCACTGAATACGGTAAAGAGAAACTTCGTCAACTTATGAAAGACAATGGAAGCGAAACAGAACACTAATTACTTACCACATACATTAGTATTGCTGATGTTTCTGGCACTTGACTTTATGGTGATAGTTGGACTATTCTGGCACGGTAAGGCAAACTTCTTGGAGGTATTCAAGCATCTGAAATGACTGAAGAACAAAAGGCACTACTTGAAATAGTTGCAGAAGAACTTGGTGGAAAACTTTACACAGTAATTGTGACTGACAAGTACAATGAACACAAGAAAATTGTGATTGAATATGCTCAACAAAAACGATAAAATACTTGAGGTTCGTTTATACTCTCCTCACAAGTGTGATTATGTTTGTGAAAGAGAAGATGGAACCTATTATGTCTTTATGAGACGTGGTGAGGATTCTTATTGGGAACTGAACGGCACTAAAAATCAATGGACTTGGGGTGAGAAAATCAAATGACAAATCTGGAGTATTATGTCACTCACGTTTTTCCAACAGGGTGGCATACGATTACATCAGCGTTCCGTATCTGGTGTGACTTGATGACAGGAAACTATAAGGATTATGCCCTGATGTGGTATGATGACCCTGAAGAAGAATGTATAGATTGGTTCTGGTCATATCTGGGCGATGATGATGTTCTTCCCAAAGAGTTTCTTGAGTATATCCATCAACTTGCCGATGATGTGATAACTGGTAAGGAAAAGGTATATCCTATAGATGATGTAATTGATAGAGTTAAAAATCTTGTTGGAGATATGATTGATGATTGAAACTTTGATTGCTGGATTGACTTGTGGAATTGCAACTTTTTACGGAGTAGGAGACGGATTTCATGGACAAACAACTGCTAACGGTGAGCGGTTTGATGCTTATCGTTGGACTGCAGCTCATCCTTATCTACCTATGGGTAGCAAAATTAGGATAACAAATCAAGACAACGGAAAACAAGTTATTGTAAGAGTAAATGATCGTGGTCCATATAGTCATGCTGACTTGGATTTGTCTTATGCTGCCTTTGCTCATATTGCTTCTACGAGTAAGGGCAACGCTACTGTGTGTTGGAGAGTAGTCGGTTGATTTCCACTGAACTATTTCCTTACGAAAATCATCCTTACCGACTTGAGTTTGGTGAAGGAAAGAATGCCACAATTTGTTGGTTTGAATGTGAAGAGCACTTGCAAAAACACATTACCCGATATAAACTTAAACCAAAAGAAATTAAAGTTCAGTACAGAGATGAAAAACCCCCTAAACCAAGTAAAGCAAACAAGACAAAGGTACGACAAGCAACTGAACCAACCAATAACCGAAGTTCTGGTGCAGTTCAAAAACGAAAACCCAGCGTGGGTTCCACTAGAAACACTCCTCGCAATAAAAAGTCAAAATGACTAATAAAGTTAATCTTATTCTTGCCTTGACGCAAGTGGAAAATATTGCTAAACTTATGGAAGGCAATATGTATGAGGGATTTATGTCTTCTCATCTTCTACCACTAAAATATGAGTTTGAACGCCAACTGAGTTTATTGAATGAAAAAACAACTGATTGATAATTGTTTCTATGTGGAGCAAAAACGCTGGGGGACTTGGCAATCTTATCACGAAGATGGTACTGGTATTATCACCTCACTGACTGAAGAAGAATGTGTCAGGAGTACAAGATATTACTTGAAATGGAAACAGGAAGGTGCTATAAATGATAGTGGAGTGACTTATTCTTCTACTGTGGATGGAAAACTTTAGGAAAGGCGAGAGGGTAATTTATCTTGGATGCTCACCAGAACAAAATAACTGGGGCAGCAATGATGACCCATCTAAACTTCTTATAGAAGGAGCAATCTATTACATCGAAAAGGTAGAAGTCCATACCTGGCATACTAAACTCTCCTTGAGAGGGGTTTATGGCAAATTTAATTCCGTTTGTTTTAAGAAACTATGACTATCCGTACATATGAAACCAAATCTGGCACAATTTTTGAGTGGGATGAAACACCTGAAGTTTTGGAAGCAATTAAACAACTACACGAGCAACAACCAGTTCCCAACACTGGACCCAACAACTCCGTGGTTTGAGTTTAATTCCTATCAAGAATGTTGCTGGTCTTTGAATAGGCCAGTTCGTCTTGGTGGGTTTATGAGATATAGAGCGTATCTAAAAGAAGTGGGGTTAATCTAATGTTTAGATGGATTAACGACTTCCTAAGACCTTATCAATTAAGTAATACTGAATACTCTATTCTTGATAAAATTGTTGAACTTGAAGCAAGAATTGAGGAACTTGAGGAAGAAAATATCAATCTCAACAATAGTTTGTATGAGATTGCTAACAGTTTAGAAGCAAGAATTGACATTCTATCTTGCGAACCTTATAAATTACCTTTTAACACCGAAAAACTACAATGACCTATCAAATTACTCTTCGTTCTCCTGATGGCACAGAAAATGTTGTTGACTGTGCTGAGGACCAGTATATTCTAGAAGCAGCAGAGGAAGCAGGTGTAGATCTTCCTTATTCTTGTAAGGCAGGTGCTTGTTCTTCTTGTGCTGGTAAAGTTGTGGAAGGTGAAGTGGATAATTCCGAACAATCCTTCCTTGATGATGACCAAATGAATGAAGGTTTCACTATGCTTTGTGTTGCATATCCTTTGAGTGATTGTGTGATTGAAACTGAGCAAGAGGAGAACCTTTGATGTATGATCTAGACGATTTTGAGAAAGCTCTTGCTCACTTTGGTTCAAGAGTTGATATCATTATTGCACTAGAAATGGGTGGAAAGATTGATGCGGACACTGCTTACAAAAATATCAAAATGGAACTCAAGCAACTCAAAAAAACAAGAAAATCCCATAAAAAAGGAGAGGAGTTGCAGTAACTGTGGTGAAGAGAAACCACTTGACAGTAACCACTTTCAGGTGGTAAAATACTTTCGTAGTGGTTTCTCCTACTACTGTCTTGAATGCTCTAAACCAAAACCCAGAGATTGATTATGGACTTTGATTATAAAAAGTATTCTCTTGAAAATTTAGAGAACTGGTTGCACGATGCAATTTCCTGTAGTGAAGCAACACCGCAGGAAATTTATGATGTAATTAAGGAAGTAGTTCAAGAAGAGTATTATGTTTACAAACATCACACTAGCAGGTGTTCTGAACTTCTTGAACTTCTAAATGGTCATCGTCCTGTAAATTTTGATGATGATGTATATTTGGGAGGTAATCAAGAGTCTGAAGAGCATTTTATGCCACCTTGGGGACATAGTGATTTAGAATATTCTCCTAACAAAGATAAAGTTGTGAAGTGGTCTCTTCCTGTTCAAGTTGATGGATTAAGTGGAGATTGTTATGTTGAGTTTCCTGATGATTTGTTAGAAGCAGCAAATCTAAAAGAAGGTGACCAAGTAGAATGGATTGATTGTGGTAATGGTAGTTTTGAATTGAGGAAAGTAAATGGCACTAAGTGATCAAACTCTTGAGCATCTTTTAGAAGCAGAATCCCATCTTCGTGCTGCTATTAAGTCTTCTGCAACAAATGAAAAACCACTGGTAGTTAAACAACTATCACAACTGCTTCTTGATATGGAACAGTGTAAGAAGATTGAGGAATTTATGGATATGATTGATAATAGGAAACCTGGAAGTAGTGGTTCTTTTGGTTCTTTCTTTAATGATTAAGAACTGTAAAGCAATCCCAAAGACATTCTTAAGAACTCATCACTTTGATAGATAAGATGTTAGGATAGCAACATAATATCTGAGAATTATGACTCTTGCAAAAACTGGAAATTCAACTCTTACTACAGAAGAATGGAATGAGTTGATAGCACTTAAGGATGCTATTAAATATAATCCATACACAGTCAGTCCTGCAAAGATGGAGAAATTCACAGAACTTATGGTAAGAAGTCTTGAGGGTAAAGGTGACCCTCTGCACTGATAATAATAAACATAATGAATCGTCCTCTATTGAAATGGGCTGGAAACAAATATAGAGTTCTGCCCCATCTTATTCCACATATTGGTTATCCAAAAAGATATTGTGAACCATTTAGTGGTAGTCTCTCTGTTGCACTAAACACATCTGCAGAGCAATACATTCTGAATGATATTAATAAAGATTTGGTAGAAATCTATCAGAACTTGGTAGATCCAAATGATGATAGTTTCATCAAATATTGTGAAGAACTTTTTGTTCCCGAAAACAATACAAAAGAAGCATATCTAGAGTTTAGGGAATACTTTAATAAATGCACAAATAGTGTAGAGAGAGCAAGACTGTTCATCTACTTAAATCGTCATTGCTTTAATGGGTTATCACGATATAATAGTAAAGGAATGTTTAATGTTCCCTTTGGTAAGTATGATAAACCATCGTGCCCATCAGAGGAAATGTGGAACTTCCGTATGTTCTTCCTATCAAAGCAACTTGTAAGATTTACATCACTTTCCTTTGAAGATTCATCTCTTTATGATGAACTTGAAGCAGGTGATACTGTTTATATGGACCCACCATATGTTCCTGCCTCTGATACTGCAAACTTCACAAGTTATGCGACGGAAGGATTTACCCATCAGCAGCAGGTTCAATTAGTAGAACTGGCTGAATCTCTTGCATCCAGAGGTATTAAAGTAATCGTATCAAATCATAATGTTCCTATCACACAGGAACTTTATAAGAATGCTAAGATTTATCCAATTCAAGTGACTAGAACTATTGCTGCCAAGGGTGGAAGTAGAAAGAAAGCAAATGAACTTATTGCTGTTTACTAACTTGGATCCTCTAAAGTGTTCCAGTAATGTAAGCAACACTTCAAATGGCAACTCGCTCACGAATCGGTCTTGAACTTGCAGACGGTTCTATTCTCAGTGTATATTGCCACTGGGATGGTTATCCTGATTTTAATGGTGCCAAACTGAAAGAGAACTTCAACTCTTACAGTGCTGCTGCCGAACTGATTGATGGTGGCGATATTAGTGCTCTTTGGACTAATGCTGGTTGGAACAATGAAACTCTTCCTAGCACAGGTCCTCTATATTACTCTCAGCGAGGTGAAAATCGTCCCCCTCGCCTTGATGCTGACCTGTGTGAGTATCTTCTTCCTGATAACAGCGAAGAGTATGCTTATGTCTTCCGTGGTGGTGAATGGGTGTGTTATAATATGAATCGGTTTAACGATACCAAACTACCTGAAATCGTTGAGATTCCTTCTGTTGCTCTTGCTGTTTGACCTATGAAAACTTCTACTGCTTTTGGTGTTGCCTTTTTTGTTATTGTCCTTGCCACTGCTGCTTTATTCTTTGAAGCATGGTTGCTTGGTTTGATTCTGTCTTGGTTTGGTGTAACCTTGTCCTTCTGGCAGAACTTTGCTATCATCTTCCTTGCTAATGCTATTTTCAAAAACACTGGAGGTTCTTCTAAATGACACGTTACAATGATCCTAATACCCCTGTTGCCATTGTTATTGGTGGTGGGTTTGTAGTTGTCGTTGCTCTGCTATTCTTTGGTGGACCACTCTACAATGTATGGCAACAATCTCTGGCAGGTAAAGCAGAACTGCAGAAGGCAGAATATACTCGCCAGGTAGCAGTTCTGGAAGCACAAGCAAAGAAAGATTCGGCACAACAGCTTGCTGATGCTGAGATCATCCGTGCTACTGGTGTTGCTAAAGCAAACCAAATCATCGGTGATAGTCTAAAGGACAACCGTGAGTATCTTCAGTATCTGTATATCACTGGTCTGGAAGAAGGTTCCAACAAAGGTAATGTGACCATCTATGTTCCTACCGAAGGTGGAATGCCTGTCCCTACTCTGCAAATGAACAAATGAACCGCAAGTATGTTGCCACAGCGTTGATTGGTTGTGCTGTTATTCTTGGATGGAATGCGTTTCTTATTCAAAGGGATGCTAAACTGTTCGAGGCATACAATCAACCCATTCAACAGCAAAAATGACACTTTCGGTTGGTATTGTACTTTACTTGTCAATCACTGCACTTGTGGTAGGATTGCTTACATACTATTTCAAAGTGATTAGACACAATGATGAAAGACGATTTGACACCTGAAGAGAAGAAGATTATCTTTCATGCTGTCAGGTATTGGCAAATGCACAAAGCAGCATTGAATGGCAAAGAATATCAAACCTGTGAGGATATTCTAAATCGCTGGTTTGATGAAGTTTACACACAACGAAAGGAGCAACAACGATGATTGAATACAACGAAGACCGCAAAGACCTGCAAATTGATCGTAATGCTGATGACTTTTGTATGTGGGTAGAAGAGCAAGCAGCAAAATTGGAAATTACTTGCGACTATTATCTTGCGGAGTTTATGTGATATTTCTTACTGGATTTGCACTTGGAGTTCTTGCAACTATGGGAGCTGCACTTATTCTTGCTGATGACCAAAACACACTTGACGAAGACGACAACAACAACTAAACTAGAGAGGTAATTTACAACAGACGATGAAGTATTTGTATTTGGTTGATTTCTGGGTTCCTTTTCCTTCTTCTGAGTATGGTGGAACTATCAGTGTCATTGCAGAAAATGATCAAGAATGTCACGACATTCTCCGTGATAGTAGTATTTCTTATGACAGCGATTACGATAATTTGATTATGTCAAACGTAGTCAAGTCTCTTCGATTTGCCTTGGTGGATGAAGAGGTTTCGCGAATTGTTGATAGTTTTACGACCTGATTATGACACACAACGTTGCACACTCAAACAAAATGCTTTTTGATTTGAAAGAACAGTATCAAGCACAAATCCAACGTCTTCAGTCTAAAATTGAAGAGCAAGAGCAAGAGATTGCTAAACTCAAAACTATGATTACTCTGTTGTCTACTGAGCGTGATTATGACTGCTGATTTGCATATTGATTATGATGTTCATCTTCGCTCTGGGCGAGTGTGGCGTGTTGAATTACAATTGCCGTTGCAAGATGCTCCAGATGATGCACCAAATTTTATTGATGTGTCAGTTGATGTAGTGGCACCCACCCGCGAGCTGGCACAGTACATTGCTGCTACAATTTATCCAGAATACCTTTCACTTTGTATTGATGATGAACCTATCAGTGGACCTGATTCCGCAGTTCAAGCATAAAGCACCAAAAGGATATTCTTATGAAGTTGAAGAGTTCAAGCGTAATGTGTTTTCTATTTGGTTGCGTTGCCACCGCAAGTTTGATTACAATAATGGAAAACCTACCCGCACCATCTGGGGATTCTACAACTACAAAAAGTGCCAATTCTTTAGTCCTGTAAATAGTACCACAGTTGGCAAAGAGGTGAAGTTCAGTGATACCCGTTCCTGGACTTCTATGCCCATTAACTATCAAGGACTGGAGGCATTTTTTGTATGATTTTTACTGAAGGAACTGAAGTCATTTACAAAACTATTTCTGGAATAGTTGCATTTGCCAATGAACAATCTATTTCAATTCTGGTTAGTAAAGGTCCTCATCGTTCACAAGATGTTCGCGTAGTTGTCTATCAATCAGATTTTAAGAATGTTGTATTGGCAGATGGAAAATGAAGAAGAGTAATAACTGGTGGCGATGGTGGGCAAAGTCTATCGGAGAGAAAGCATCTAAATGTGATAAAGAAAGCGACACGGTTGCGATTATTCGTACCGTGATTTTTGCTACTTATTTGATTACAAACTGTTTTATCGTTTATGGTGTACTGAGAACTCATCACTTTCCAACCCAACCTAGAGTTGCTAGATGTTCGATAAAATAAATATCTAAAAAGCGTAAGTAAGATGCTGACATTTAAAGAGTTTTATGGTATTTGTGAAGGGAAGAAACCAAATGCTCACCCCTATGCAGTTCCTGGCACTTATCAAGAAAAAGATGGTGTAAAGACATATACTCTCAAGAGAGATGATGAACCAAAGAAAGCACCAATCAAGTCTGCAAAGAAAATAACCAAAATGCTTGATAAGCAAGGTGGAATTGGTGGTAAAGCAATCAAAAAAGCAAAGAAGATTGAAGAGCAACATCCAACAATGGAACCTAATGAGTATAACAAACAAGTTGCAAGACAATCTGCTCGTTGGAAAGGTATGCAAATCCGTCAGGCACATGGAGAAATGGAGCATGAAGCAGGAGCACAACTAGTAGCAAAGAAAGCAAGACTGAAAGCAATTATGAGTCGTTGATATTTACTTGGATCCTCTAAAGTGTTCTAGTAATGTAAGCACTCAAACTCAAATGGACGACTTTGACGACCTTTCAGTAGAAGAGTTTTCTTCCTTTGACTTTGTTGAGGAGATGAATGAAGGTCTCTTTGAAGAGGAAGATAACTCCAAATCCTTCAATTCTTTTCTGAACTCCAACTACGATTATTGATTATGACTCAAACTGTAAATGTCCTGCCTCATCTCAACGAACTGAAAGATGCTTGGCGTAAGCAAGATTTCAAGTTCACTGCATCACAACAGGAGCAATATGATATTCTGATTGCTGCTCGTCGTGAGCGTGTTCGTTATTTCTATGATAACAATCTAGTGTTCAAAGGTTCTAAAGCAGCAGCAGATAAGGCACTGGGTCTTCTTGTAGATGATGCTGACTGATAAATAACTCAAGGTAGTTTTTAGATACAGATGAAAACCTTTCAGGAGTTTATTGTCGAAGCATACGATAAGGAGGTTATGGGTTCTTCTCAAATTAGAAGAACTGGTGAAGGCGGACGTATCGGTGCTGAACGTAAAAAGTCTACTCCTGAAAGGCGTCGTGTAAAGGCAGTTGGTGGTGGTAAAACTGAACCAGTTTCCTATAAAGATAGAAAGGACATTGGTACTCAAAGACAAGCATCCACAAGAGTTCAACAACCAACTCAAGAACGTGGAAGTTCTGATGTAAAAGCAAAGGCAGCTGCGGCAGCAAAAGAAGAAAGAAAGAAGGCAGCATTAGCAAGAATTGCTGCAAAGAGAGGTGGTGGAGAAGCACCAGCAGCATCTAAACCTAAAGCAAAGGAAGCATCTGCAACTGCAAGCAAACTTCTATCCAAAAAGAAAGAAGAAAAACCTGTAAGTCCTGATTATAAGCCAGCAAAAGCATCTGGTTTAAGCAGACAAGAAAGATTGAAAGTAACCAGACAAGGTGAAGCAAAACTGAGAGATTTGGTTCTTAAATCAACAGGCAAGACATCTGAAAAGCAATTAAAGCATCGCTACACTTCTCGCTGATACCTACTTGGATCCTCTAAAGTGTCTCAGTAGTATAAGCACTGAGCACTAAATGACCTTCACTGTTACTGACAAACCCCAAATCATTAACGGCATTGAGCACACTGTCACTGCTGTTAATGGTTTGGACCGTGTGGAGATTAACACAAAACTTCACTACATTGGCGACCAAATTATGAAACTGCGGATGCAACAAGATGCACTCGTTCAGATGCGTAACTTGATTGACCGACAATGTGAAATTGGTGAAATGGATTCCTTGTTTGATGAGTTGTTTGGTGGTTGATATACTGTCACCAGAGCACCCTAGATGCCTCTAGAAGTGCTCTATTTTAGTCTTTAGATACCAAACCACTTGAACTGATGAAATACATTAAAATCCCTGAAACTGCACTTGAAAGGCTAATTGAAGGTCTTGAAAGTGCAGTGAATGTGTGCTATACTGCTCCTAACAATCCTGGTATTGAAGGGTATCCTTATGCGACTGGATATTCTCGCTCTGCGATGCAACAAGTCATCAAAGACCTTCAATCGCTGAAGACTCAAGCAAAGTGACTGTAACTTGGATCCTCTAAAGTGTCCTTATAATATGATGACGAACCAAATGCAAATCCAACTCCGTCCACATCAGGAACGTGGCGTTGCTGCTATGCAACAGCATAACAAAGGACAACTTGTAGTTCCGACTGGAGGAGGAAAGACTCTGAAGATGATCTATGATGCTCTGCGTGAGTTGCAGTCTGAAACTCCCCAGACTATTGTAGTGGTTGCTCCTCGCATTCTGCTGGCAGAGCAACTCTCTGCAGAGTTCCTTGAGTTTATCACCAATGCTGCTGTGCTTCACATTCACAGCGGTGAAACTCATCACGAATCCTCTACTCATCCTCGCGTAATCCGCAAGTGGGTTGATGCCAATGCTGACAATCACAAACTGATTGTAACCACCTATCACTCTCTGTCTCGCCTTCAAGCAGCAGAGATTGATGTGGATACGATCTACTTTGACGAGGCACATAACAGCGTTCAGCGTCACTTCTTTCCTGCAACTGAGCACTTTGCTGCTAATGCACAACGCTGCTACTTCTTTACTGCAACTCCCAAGCATTCCCTTGCTATGGGTAAACCAGGCATGAATGATGCGTCTGTTTATGGTCAGGTAATCTGCAAAGTTCCTGCTCCTGAGCTAGTTGAAGGTGGATACATCGTACCCCCTAAAGTCATTGTCAAGCAACTGGAGATGGTAAAGGGCAAGCAGACCAACTTTGACCGCGATGCAGAGAATCTACTGGAAACGATTGATGACAATGCTGTAGGCAAGATTCTTGTTTGTGCTAAGGCAACCAAGCAAATCGTGTCTCTGGTGTCTGAAACTGATTTCTGCCACGAACTACAGCAGCGTGGTTACTCTTGGATGTATATCACTGCCAAGACTGGTGCTGTCATTGATGGCAAGAAAGTCAATCGTGAGGTATTCTTTGACACGCTCTCTGCCTGGGGTAAGGATAACGACAAGAAGTTTGTTGTTCTACACCATAGCATCCTAAGTGAGGGCATCAATGTGTCTGGACTTGAGGCAGTGTTGTTTATGCGGAATATGGACTTTATTGGCATTTCCCAGACTATCGGACGCTGCATCAGGTTGCATCACGATGATGCTCGCAATCTTGCTGCTGGCAATATCCAACCTGGAGCACTGGATTCCTATACCAAATCGTTTGGTCTTGTGTGTATCCCTGTGTATTCCAAGGTTGGTATTGCTACTGCCCGCAGTGTTCAGGCAGTTGTTGATACAATTTTTGAAAAGGGAGAACCTGCCGTGTCGGTGGTGAGGCGGTGAGTCTCACCCTAGTCTCAATGAGAACCCTGTCCACCACTGAAGCAAAAACCCGATTTTTCTGCAATTCTACTGCAGAGGTGTCATAGGTCATCCATCCCAACAAAATCAACGATTTTTTAGAAAGTGTAGAATAGGGCTTGACATCTCTACCCAAAGTTGTTAGACTGAAAAAGTCAACCACAAAATACAAAAACGGTTGATTGTTAAAACTTAAATTAGCAAAAACAAAAGAGGCTAAAATGACATTTAAGGAATTGCTTTGCGTCTATAAATGCTACGAAACAAAAGTAGATGATAAGACCAAAGAATATTTGCAAAGTTTTGGATCAGTAGATAATTCTCCAGAAGGTCTTCCTTTGATGGAAGATGTTATTTCAAAGTATAATTCGGGAGAAATTGCTGAGGGGTCTACTGTAATATGTTTGGGCAGAGTTGGTGATCTTTGGAGTGATCCCACTTATAATCGTATTGATGAACTTCGATATGGAAATCAAAAACTTCATATTGAGAAGCGTGGTGGATTCTCTTATGATGCTGCAGATACTCTTTCTGCATATTGTCGTCCATCTCTCAAGGCAGTTCTTACCAAAGGAAATAATCGGGCATCGAAGAGATATGCGTGTGGTAGAGATTCAAATTCCCGTCTAGTTATTTCCCTTAAACTTCATCGTAAGAATATTTCTTATGAGGAGATGATTCGTATTGAATCTCTTGACCACAATACAGATTGTAATTATCGCACTAACCAGACTGGTGATGATAAGTTTAAATCTGCATATTATGCTGGAGAAGAGTGGGCAACTAATCTCTACGAATACCTTTCTAAGTTTAACATTGGTATCGCGGGAACTCTTGATGGAGCAAAATTTAGTTGTCCTTCTCATTCTTATTTGAGTACTGCTATTCGTCTGGCAGGTAGAGAATATACAACAAAATATCTGACTGCATTTACTACTCACGAATGTGCAAAAGAAGTTGAAGGTAATGCTACCGTTGCCGGTTCTCTTTTCTTGAAAACATTTCATTCTTATATTGAAGATGTTGATAAGAAGAATAATGTTGATTCATTCTCTGGAATGATGAAATGGTATTTCACTGAATATGGTCCGTCTTTAAGTGCATTTGACCCAGATGCCAGAAATCTTAAACAATCGGATGTTGTTCAGGGTAATGGTGTATATAAAGGAAATGAACCTGCTGTTGCTCGTTTTGTATTTCTTTATAATGATTACTGCCGCATTAAACGACTGAAGTTTAAAGGAACTCAAAATACATCTATTCCTTTTGAGGGGTCTGATAGCACTGCTTGGAATAAGTTTCTTGCAGAATCTAATCCATTGATGAAACCTGCACTTGGACAACTTGCAGTAACCAAGTTCTTTTAGAGAGTATAAAGTATGAAACAAGGATTCACGATGTTCAAAGACACATATGCTGCAATTCCTTACGGGAATCAGTATCTCATCATCTATAATGGTCAGCAACTTGATAAACTTTGTAGGACTGAGAGTTCTGCACGAAAGTATATCACAGACCACAAGAAAGGTGTATCAATGGGCAAACTTCCCGTGTGATGCTAACTTGGATCCTCTAAAGTGTCCCTCTAATATAACCACTGATTTTCTTAAAACTCCAATGATTTTTGTCACCTATCCCGACCACGGTTGCGTTTATACTCTGTCACAAGAAGATGGAGATGAGTTGTATTATGCTCCCATCAATTCAAATGGTAATGTGAATCTTGAAGAGTTTGCACCTGTAGATTTAGACGGTGCAGATATGGATGAAATGGAACTCTTTGATATTCGCAATCGTCTTCGTAAACTGGTTGAGGTTTGAGTTTCTAACTTGGATCCTCTAAAGTGTCCCTGTAGTATGAGCACCAAATCCATGCAAAATAAGCACCTTGAGCACCCTGAAGACTGCATCCTTACGGGTGATCTTACTGTTCTGGACTGGTTTGTAGAGTCTGATAGTACGGTAAGCGTCAAGATTGATGGTGCTCCTGCTATAGTCTTCGGCACAGATCCTGAGACTGGTAAGTTTTTTGTGGGCACCAAGTCTGTGTTCAACAAGAAAAAGATCAAGGTTAATTATAGTATTGAAGACATATTGCGTAATCATGGTGACACTGTTCGCGTTGCAGAGATTCTTATTGCCTGCTTCGACAATCTGCCCCGAATTGATGGTATCATACAAGGTGACTTCATCGGATACGGTGGGAACGATACTTATTGCCCCAACACTATCACTTACAAGTTTCCTAGTGTAGTAGAAGAGGCAATTGTCTTTGCCCCTCACACTACCTATTCTGGTCTTAATCTGCGGGAGTGTGTTGCATCGTTTGGTGCAGATGTCCCTGAATGTGAGAATGTGAAGTGGGTGCAACCTGAAGCATCGTTGAGCCCTTATCGTGAGGATTTGGAGGATGTGTGTAAGTTTGCTAAGCAAATGAGCACTCTATGTGAGTTTGTAAGCGATAAGAAGGCAACACAAATCAAAAAAGAGATTAACTCCTGCATCAGGGAGCAACGGGTCATCTGTGAGGATGAAATTGCAGAAAAATGTGATTGTGATAAGAACCTGATTCGTTTGTGGAAGTTGGTTGCATCTATCAAAGCAGATTTGTTCCTGTTCATTCACGAAGAGGATGAGATTGAATGTTATCTGTGGGATGTGCAATCCTTTCACGAGGGTTATGTCATCACCAACAAGTTTGGCACCTATAAAGTAGTTGACCGCGAGACATTCTCTCACGCAAACTTTACTGCTGTCAAGAGTTGGTAATGCTTACTTGGATCCTCTAAAGTGTACCAGTAGTATGAGAAAAACACATCGCTTCCAAACTTTCAAAGAGGCACTCAACTTTCTGATGAGTGAGTTGAAGATGAGCAATCAACAGGCAACTCATTTCATTTGGGACAATCAGTTTACTATGGGAACTGATCGTGCAATTTGGATTACTGAACCTGCAAACTGATTATGACTCTCCCATCCTACAATGCAATCCAGTTTCACACTAAAGAGGAGCATCTTGCAGCACTTTATGATGCTTGTCTGCTGATTGTGAATACTTACAAACAGACGGACATTCTTGATTTTTACTTTGTTGATGGTGTAACTCCTTATGGTTTTGTGAAGTTTGCCCGTTCTATTACAAACAACATCGCGGAAAGTAACTGAAATGACTGACTTCTACGATTATGTTTTGAGTTTTTATGGTGCTGATGGATTGTATCCTATGGGAGCAACTCTGAAACTCATCAAACAAGCAACTTCCACTCACATTAAGATACTTAAACTGAAAGGTGATGAGTTTGCTGGTGACAGTATTGACCGCGAATGTGTAAGGGATTTGTTAATCTCCAAGTACAATCTTAAGTTTTCCCGATGACTTACTCTAACCTCTCCAAGATTAAACCTAAACTGCGTACATCTGGTAATGTAACAGGAAACTTTGGTCGTCCAAAGTCTAAAGCAGGTTCTTCACTTAATGAGATTGGAATGAGCAACAAAGAGACTATCAAATGTGCCACACCTGATGAGTATCTGGCACGGCTTCATTATGCCTTTGACAATACTGAAGACAAGAAATTGAAACAGTTTCTTTACACTGAGATTCGCAAGATTCATGTTCAGCGTGGCACTTGGTGAGGGTTAGTAACTTGGATCCTCTAAAGTGTCCTAGTAGTATGAACAACACCATCGTTTCCGAAGTCTACTCCTACCACACCAATTGGAAGGAAGGTAAAGTCAATCAAATGTGGATTGAGCAAATTGGTAATGCTGATTGCGGCAACAAATATGTTGCTGTTGCACACAATCCTCGCAACGGTTCTACAATGGAGATGAGCAATCCTCGCACATCTTACCATGAAACTCTCAACTGGGTTCGCGGTTTCTGTGGCACTTTCTGTATCCTCCCTGCCTGATTATGACTAATCCAACTTGGGAAGAACTCAAACAAGAGGCACTCACTGAAGCATTAGAGTTCTACATCTATCGACTCAAAGAGGACAACTGCAATCAAGCAGCAATAGATTTATTCACTCAAGTTCTCAAAGAAGTTAATCCTAACGATGACTAACACTATCAGTCGCCAACACTGGGACACTCTTTATACTAAACTCTACGAGGCATATGAAGAATGTTCCAAGAACTATGATGACACTTATCGCCAAATGATTGGTCAGGTTCTTGACCATATGATTTACAATCAACCCTACCTGAACATCAAATAGTAGAGCACACTGATTACACTCTAAACTGAAAGGGTCGCAAGGGTGCCAACCCCTCCGAGTCTCATCTGAGACTCGCTGAGAACCCTCTCCACCACTGAAGCAAAAACCTGATTTTTCTTCAATTCTACTGCAGACGTGCCATAGGTCATCTGCTGCAGTGAAATCATCAACTTTTTCCAAAATACAAACAAACTCATGAAATACGAAGTTAAGCTCTACATTGGCGGCAAAGTCTTCAGTGAAGAAGTATATGCCAACGACCAAAGGGCAGCACGAGAGACTGCACAAGCACGAAATCCTACAGCAAAAGTAATTGGTGTAAACGCAAAGTTTCTGTGATAGAAACTTGGATCCTCTAAAGTGTCGCAGTAGTATAAGCAACCAACCAAATGAGCAAACTTACCACGGTTCAGGTTTATGGTACACTGAAAGTAACTGATTTCAGTGTATTTTCCAAACCCGCAAAGAACAAAGGTGCTCGCGGTCAATTGTTAGAAACTGTCCTTGGAGTTCCTAACTCTTCTGACCTCAAAGATCTGGAGGATGGGGAGATTAAGACTTTCACTGTTGGTGAGAGCATTGCTGCCACACAATTGAAGCACTGTTTGTCTGAAATCATCGAAGATTCTGTGTCTTTTGATGATAGCAAGGTCGGACAGAAACTACAACAAACTCTGTATGTTGGTTTCACTCGCTCCAACGATTATGTGGGTTGTGCAATTCTGAATGAGGAAACTCATCCTGAACACTATCAGGAACTGCGTGAAGATTTTGACTATATTTGCCAGAAGATTCGCCGTGCATTTGATACTGAAACTGAACTGAATACTATCACTGGACCTAACGGACTGCTGCAGATTCGCACCAAAGCATCTAAAACCAATGGTCGCTATGTTCCTCTGAGGTTTGCAGGTGTGACCCTTAAGGATAAAGGAATGGCATTCTATCTGTGTGGTCAATTTGGACGCAATCTGTTCTGAACACTAACTTGGATCCTCTAAAGTGTCCTAGTAGTATGAAGACTAACTCAAACCCCTACGTTCAAACCCTCATCGAGATGGGTTATGATGAATCTGACTGCCGTATGGTTGCTGATGCTGGACGACAGAATGTAACCTATCCGCGTACTATCTACGGTCGTACTTTCCAGACTGAAACTGAATATAAAGACGCTCTTGCTGACTTTATCAACGGTCTCTGATAGTAACTTGGATCCTCTAAAGTGTCCTAGTAGTATGAACGCTTCCCAAATGCAAAACACTTACACTTCACCCGATACAAACAAGGTTTATACCATCATCGAATCGCAATCTGAGCGTGGTGCATGGGATGAGAATGGCAATTATGCTCCGAAAGTTATCACCCAGTACAACATCTATGATAACACTCAGATGGTACAATTTGCATTTGATGTAGATGGAATTGCCAAATCTGTGAGGCATTATGAAGGTTTCACTGATGGTTGGACTTCCTCACGATTTGACTGATAGTAACTTGGATCCTCTAAAGTGTCCTAGTAGTATGAGCACAACTTACACTGTCCGATTCACTTCTGATGCCCTCGATTCTCCCGAGTATATTGGACCTTTCTTCTCTGAAGATGATGCCGAAGACTATTGCGATGCTCGCAACAGTTCTCTATCTCTAAGCGGCATTCCTTCCTGGGTTGCATGTTACTCTGTTGTTGATTGATTGAAATGAGAATTGCACTTGTATTTGCTACACTTTTCTTTGGTATTTCATTCGGTGCAAAAGCTATTGCAACCGTGAATGAGTATCAAGAAGCACAAGCAGAAAAGTTCTGTCAAATTGACCCCAACTATTGCAAATGAAATCAATGAATATCTCTCCTGAAAAACAACAACAACTCGAAGAATCTGCAAGTTTGGTTGGTGAAGCATTTGGGCGATTAGTTGGTAGTCTGATTGCCACTGCAATCATTGCAGGTGTGTTCTATGCAATTCTACACTTTATGGTAGGTTTGTCTATCACCTATGTGCAAGTCCTTGGTGTGATTCTGATACTCGATTTCCTCAAAAACTTTCTGAAGAAATGATTTCCCTTCCTAATCCTACAAACAAAATGACACTGACTAACGAACAACTTTCGACTCTAATTGATAACTATGCCAATCATGTAATTGATGGTATGGATATGGATACTTTAGTCCAGTTTGCATATGATAGTCTCGTTGCTGAGTTTAACAAATACAGTGAGAAAGAACTTATCTCTGAGATTGGAGAATTGTATGATAATGACACACTGGAGATGTTGTTAGAAAGTGTCAAGGACTGAGAGTGTTACTAACTTGGATCCTGCAAAGTGTCTCAGTAGTATGAGCACCAACCAAATGATTCAAGATAACATCGATCGCATTCAAGATAGCATCAACCTGGCATCCAAACTTGCCCGCGACAATTATGATGCTCGCAATGGTATCATTGACCGTCTGAATGCTACTGTAGTTGTTGATGTTTGCTCCAAGGCATCATATATTGCAGGTGAGTGTTCTTATTACTTTCCTCTGCACAATCAGAACGGAGATAAGATTAACGAGGTAAAACTCTATTGTCGTTGCTCTCCGACTGTAAAAGGTGGAGTTCGCTTCTCTTATACTCTGAACGGTAAGACTATTGCTCGTACCAAGATTGTAAATCGGATGATTGAATTGGGAGTCTGAATGTCACGCAAGACTCTAACATTCAAATCACCAGATAGAGTGAAAGTTGTTACATTAATTTTCATTGTTGCACTTGTCTTTTCACCATCAGTAAGACAAACAACCGCATCCATTCTTCATACCACAGCCGACATTCTTTCCCCACAACAATGAAGCAAACTCTTATTGATTCGATGTCGTCTACACTTATGGAGCGTCTTGAGTTCTTTGTAAGTCAAGATGATTATGCCACATCAGATGCACTTTATTCTGAATTTATTGTGAATGGAGTAGATCCAGAAGATGGAGAGTATGAGTGGTTCTTTATGCAATCTCTTTGCTGTTAGAAACTTGGATCCTCTAAAGTGTCCTAGTAGTATGAGCACCAACGAAACCAAGAAAATGAATCTGTATATCATCAACGAAGTCCTGTCTGATTATACCTCTGGAATGGTAGTTATTGCTGCTGAATCTAAAGAATCTGCCCGTGAGTTCTTTATCGCACAGTTCAGCGAGTATCATGCTGAAGAGTTTGATAAGTATGCAAAGTTCACTGTGATTGAAGGAGTGAATCATTCTGCTGGTATTGTAGACTATGTGTACGGTGGAGGTTAATCAAACTTATTCCTTCAGTAATTCAAACTTGGATCCTGCAAAGTGTCCTAGTAGTATAAGACCCACCCACCCCAAACTCAAACTCAAACAAATGCGTAAAATCGAATCCCAAATGAATCAAGCAATCAATCAAGAGATTGATTGGAAGAAGGATAACACTCAAGTCATTAACATTGAAGGCACAAGTTTCGTCTATCTGTTTGACAATCTGATTGCAATGATTGGTGATACATGGTTGGAATTGTTTGATGGTGGTTATAAGTCAGTAACCACTAAATCACGTCTCAATGCTATTCTCCAAGCACACGGAAATGGAGAGTATGTGTATCAAAAGAACTTCAACTGGTTTGTATCAACCAAGGATGGAGAAGTTCCCTTTAACAACAGCATCAAACTGAACTAAGTTATGAACAATCAAGTCTTCGGAGTCTTTGCCCGTGGTAATGATTATTACTCGCAACTTGAACTTCACAAACTATTCTTTAACGAACAAGATGCAGAAGTTTATGCACAAGAACTTCGCGAAATAAAGGATGAATATGAACCTGATGAAATGCAATATGAAGAAGTTGAAGTCTGCAAACTGAAGGTAAATTAACTGATGAAAAAGTATATTTACCAACACTGCAATACGAATCAAATCAAGACAATTATTGCAAGGTCAGAGTATAAAGCACACACTCAAAACTTTGGCAATCTTGCTGGTTACAAGTTCGTTCAATCACTCTCTCTTAACTGATGACTAACGAACAAAAGATTGATTCACTTGTTGAACTTCTCAATGATGTAATGCACACTCTGAATATGAAACAGTATTGTATTGATGATGCAACTGAATCTCATCAATGTGAGGTAGAAGCAGACAACTATCACCAACAAATGCTGAACATTCTTTATTCTCAAGAATGCAACTAAATGATAAACAAGGTGCTTGCGCTTAAGCACTTTGTGCGAGGAAAGGAGTTAGCCTCTAGTAAGTAAAGAAAGTGACTTCCGTAGAGTATAGATAATTCAACTAATTGCTAGATGGGTGTATAGAGAGAGGGACTGGTTATCCCTCTCTTTTTTTATGCTTATGGATGAGGTAAAGTATTCATTACCTTACGCAATCCATATTGATTGATATAATTTTCTAATGCACCTTCAATTATACTATTTGTGAACTCATAAGAGTTAGGAACTGGTAATCCTTTACGATGAGAAGCAGCGTGAACTTCTTTAATCTTATTTGTTACATAATTATCCAGAACAAATCCCTTAGTTTGTGATAAATGTTCCATATTTTGTTTTCTACTTATCCACTCAAGATTCTCAATTCTGTTATCACATTGGTTGCGATTGATATGATTAACTTCCAGTGTGAAATCGTCACAGGGTAAGTATGCCATAGCAACTAACCTATGAACATACAAATTACGCTTATTTCCCTTGTCATCAGATAGTCTAACGAACAAATAGTTGCCCCTTTTCTTTGCCCATCCTGGACGTAGTTTCTTTACCTTGTTATACTTGAAAGACCAAACATTGCCATTCACATCTATAGCATAATCGCCAAATTTCTCTAAACCTTTGATTTCATTTAGGTTCTTAAGTCTAACTGTTGGGACTTCCATTTCATAGTATTTTCTACTAAATCTATGTAGTAGAAAATACTTTTTAGAGAGTGGATAATGTATGATTAAATTATAGTGAGTAACTGATAAAAAGTATAATAATTGTGTTATATTGTTATAATCTCTCTGTGTGCTTATAAACCTTCGAGAGTCTTGTTATCTTAGGCAGTATAACATAAGGACCGCACTTTTGTCAATCTCAGGGTCACAAAATCCTCACAATCCCCCCGCCAAAATGTCACACCCCCACATAAATATCCCCAACGCCCTTGACATTAACCCCACATCATCTTATAGTAGTTCCATAACACCAAGGAGAACACTTATGTCGGTTGCCTATCAACAAGCACAGAAGCAGCGTTATAGGGTCACTCTGGATCTATCAGTGTTCGGTGACTTCGACCCCCACCAGATTGATTGGGAGAAGTTATTTAAGTTGGAACCTGCTGAACACTGTGATGCATATGTTGAGGACTTGAATACACCCGACAGCTGGTGAGTTAGTATCATTTTATACCAATTAGTTTTGTCCCGAAACTGTATAGATATTGATGCTATTTTGGGACAAAACTATGAGACCTAAAAACTACACTTTTCTGGGCAAAACTGACAGAATCCGCGTGCCTTATGTACAACAGTTTAGCACAGTCTTAAATGAGTTAAATCGTATCGCAGAGTTAGGTCGCGACCCCACCGAATATCTGGAAGAGTTTATAGAGCGTCTGCAGTTGGTTGAATGAAACTTGGATCCTCCAAAGTGTACCAGTAGTATAAGGACAACCCCAAATGACTATCACTTTCTTCCAAACCGATCTTACCGACACCACCTATAACGGTTGGGCAAACTACGAAACCTGGAATGTGTCACTGTGGTTGCAGAATGATGAGGGTCTGTATAACCTTGCCTTTGAGTGTGGTGATTACGAAACCCTTGTAAATCGTCTCTATGAGGATTATGGATTGCGTGAAACTAAGGATGGCGTTAAGTTCAACGACCCGAAAATCAATCGGATTGAGATGAACGAAATGCTGCAAGATCTCTGACCTTAAGTAACACTCACTCAACACACAGTTACTAATGACAATGCTTGCTAATCGTGCCCAACTTGTTGACACCTATATCAACAAGTACATTGATGAAATGACACTTACTGATAAGGAAGAGATGTTATACGGACTGATGGAATCTGATCTAGAGGATATCAGTGACGAGCAGTTAATCCGCGAGATTTCTGATACTTACCCTGAACTCCTAGGCTGATACACAAGGGAATGAGATGCGCCCTCTAATAGACACTCACTGTTCACACACTAACTAACACACTTCTTCCTGATTATGTCCAAGTCCGTGATGCTTTCGATGCTGGCTCAAGGTAACACTGGCACTGAGATTATGTCCATTCTGGATACTCTTGCCTCTGATAATGTGAGCAACTTTGATTATATCGAGTCGCCCATGATTGAGTCTGTTCTGGGTATTCCCACTCTGGAGGATATCGCGTTCTGATGTAACTCACTGTGTGCCCTCTGGTTGACACTGGGGGGCAGCAGTGTTATACTTGGTGATATAGTGATTCGACAGCGTTTTATGGCGGTTCGTTGATGGTGCGTGGGGGCGTTGCGGTTATAAAAACCCCTAACTACCCTAACCTACAGAGGTGACAAATCGACCGATAGATATCAGTATCATAAAAATTTTCCGGAGGTAAAAAATGGGTGTAAAATGGATTCATAAGGGTGGTAAGTCTCGCCCCGATAAAAGAACCCTAAAGAAGGGTGGTAAGAAATAAAACATGATTAGTCCTGTGAACCCCCTCCGATATACTCGAAGGCGCCCATATTGGAATTTCTGGAAAGTAGTATTAGCGGGATGGATGATTCGTTATCCACGCCCTTTTTTTGTAGCACTGGGATTTCTTATGGTCATGATATATAAGACGGTAACAAATTAAAATCCCCTGAAAAAATTTCCCAGAAATATATGACAACCTCAGAGAAAATATATCACATCTACGTGAAGGATCGCTGTATACTTCATTCGATTAGGGAAGAAGACTTTCATGCAACATGGAGTACTTTAAATAATCTTGTTGGATTAATGAAAACTGATTATTCTTCTGATGATTTATCTTATGAGGAGTTGCATTTAAACAGAGAAGTTGCAAGAAACTCATCACATTGACAAGGCATATATAGGGGTGATAAAATTGACATTGAAGGTTAACTTAACTTATGGCAAAAGGATTTACTGTTAAAGCAACTGCACCTGAGTCTCAAGAATCTAGTTGGGACTATGATGCAATTAAAGCACGAATGAAAGGGAAGAGTATTGTATTCTGTCTTCCTGGTCGTGGATGTTCTTTTATTTTTCTCAAGGCATTTGTACAACTTTGTTTTGACTTAGTTCAAAATGGAATGAGTATTCAGATTTCGCAAGATTACTCATCGATGGTAAACTTTGCTCGTTGTAAAGTATTGGGTGCAAATGTTCTTCGTGGTCCCAAGCAAATTCCTTGGGATGGAAAACTACAATATGATTATCAACTCTGGATTGATAGTGATATTGTTTTTGATTCTAACAAGTTCTGGCAACTCTGTGATATGGCTCTCCCTGCAGAAGGAGAAGAGCGTGAAATTGTCGCTGGTTGGTATGCAACTGAGGATGGTCACACAACTTCTGTCGCACACTGGTTAGAAGAAGATGATTTCCGTAAGAATGGTGGAGTGATGAATCATGAAACTGTTGAGTCAATCTCAAAGCGTAGAAAGCCTTTCACTGTTGATTACACTGGATTTGGTTGGGTACTGATTAAGCACGGTGTCTTTGAGCGTCTTGAATATCCTTGGTTTGCTCCTAAGATGCAAATCTTTGATTCTGGTAAAGTTCAGGATATGTGTGGTGAGGATGTTTCATTCTGTCTAGATGCAAAAGCAGCAGGTATGGTAACATGGTGCGATCCTCGTATTCGTGTTGGGCATGAAAAAACTCGCGTAATCTAATGGAAAAAACTTACAATCTTTTATATAAAGGGCGTAAAATTTATTCAAATCTCACTATAGAAGACTGTAGTGAGATTCTTCAAGACTTCTCAGAGCGTTTTTTCTCGGGAGAAGATATTGATCCTAATTTAATTGAAATGGAGGAAATTTATGGCTAAAGGTGGAAGTAATAAGACCCTGTTCGAAGCAGGAGCACCGAAGAAAACTCGTCAAGGACGCTCTCCTCGTACACTACTTTCTGCAACATCACGTAATGGACGCAAGAAAAAGTATAGAGGTCAAGGAAAATAATATGATTCAATTGAATCCACAAATCCCAGTCGTTACTCCTAAAGGTAATGGTTGGGCTTTTTTTTGTATTGATCGTTCACAAGAGCACGACCTTGAATGGGTTGTGTTTCTAGATAGTAATGGAGAGTGTTGGACCTTTAAAAACTCTGATATTCGTATTCAAAAGAATTATACTCTTCACAGAAATCATGTATCAGGAATTCATACATGTACTACTCAGACCCAACAGATGAATGGAACTCAATTCATTTAGAAGATCTTTGGGTTTATAACAAGTTAATTCTAAATCACCGTCTGGGGCACCTGTGTGGTCCTGTAGGGTGCTCTGTTCCTCATTCAGGACATTATATCGTTCGCCCGTGTATTAATTTACTTGGAATGGGAAGATTTTCTCGTATAGAGTGGATAGAAAAATGTACAGATACAGATCATTTACATCCAGCAGAGTTTTGGTGTGAGATTTTTAAAGGAGATCATATCAGTGTTGATTACCATCATAAACAAGCAGATTTAGTAGTTTTGGGTGAGAGGGATTTTAGTGATCCTTTATATAAATGGAAAAAATGGTCTAAAATAGATTTGAAAATTGAATTCCCGCAGATTTTGCAATCATTGAAAGGTGATTATGAATGGATTAATTGTGAATTTATTGGTAATAAACTAATAGAGGTTCATTTTAGAAGAAATCCCGATTTTCGTTATGGAAATTCTGTTGCAATTCCCGTTTGGAAAGGGCAAGATACTGAAAAATTTGATAGTTTAACCTTTATAGAGGATCAGGATTACTTAAGACAAGGTTTTTATATTGATTTCGGGATAGCAACCCCGTAAAAAGTTCTGATTTAATAAATCAGGAGCAAAAAATGACTAAACAAACCGACAGAGACTCAAATTACATGCACGAAATGTGGGGAACATCACATTTAAGCAATGATTATGGTTGGGAACAAAAACTTCAGAAGCAAAAAATGCTTCGTGAAATTGCAAACGATGATATTACACCTAAAAAACACGACTTTTCAGTTCAAAATGAACTTCATTCAAAGATTCGCAATGATGAAGATTATGATGATTGGGAATATGGAACTGAACCTCTCTACGAATCCAAAAATCCTTAATAAATAAGTTAGATTTGTACTAATAAATGCCTTTAGAGCGCATAAGTCAAGGGTTTAAAGACCTAAGCATGTCATTTCAGGCAAATCCCCTGAATAATGACCTTATTGCGCTCAAAAATGAGACTGCAATTTCTCGTTCAATACGCAATATTGTCTTTACTCTACCTGGAGAAAAATTCTTCAATGAAAATTTTGGTTCTAGAGTAAGTAGATCCCTCTTTGAAAATGTTGATGAAATATCAGCATCTATTATCAGGGATGAAATTGAAAATTCAATTAATAATTATGAGCCAAGAGTTCAATTGATTGAAGTTCAGACCATTCCTGATTATGATAACGGTGCATTTGATGTCATAATCAATTATAGAATTATTGGTGCAGATGTTCCTGCTCAACAATTACAATTCGTTCTGCAACCTACTAGGTAAATGCCGTTAGTAAATTTTACAAATCTGGACTTTGACCAGATTAAAACCACTTTAAGAGATTACTTAAAGTCAAATTCTAATTTTACGGATTATGATTTTGAAGGGTCTAACCTTTCAACAATTCTCGATGTCTTAGCATATAATACATACATCACTTCATATAATGCCAATATGGTGGCAAATGAGGTGTTTATTGATAGTGCAACTCTTAGAGAGAACGTGGTTTCTCTTGCAAGAAATATTGGATATGTTCCTAGGTCAAAGAAAGCCGCAAGAGCAACGGTAAGTTTTTTTATTGATACTACAAATATTACTCCAGCACCATCGGCATTAACACTTAAAAAGGGACCTGTTGCAGGAACTTCGGGAAGTTTTGGTAGTCAATCGTTTATATTTTCAATATTAGAAGACATTACAGTTCCAGTAGTTAATAATATTGCAACATTTACTGATATAGAAATATATGAAGGAATTTTATTAAGTAGCAATTTTTCTTATAGTACAAGAAATCCCAATCAAAAATATATTCTTCCTAATAGTGGAATTGACACTCAATTAATTTCAGTATTTGTATCGGCATCAAAATACAATCTTCAAGATAGTCTTTTCAATGTAGATAAAAATTCTGAAGTATACTTTTTACAAGAAATTGAAGATGAAAGATATGAATTAATATTTGGTGATGGAATTTTTGGAAAGGCTTTACAGGAAGGTGATAATATTGAAGTCTCTTATATTACAACTAATGGTGATTCTGCGAATGGAATCAGTCAATTTTCATTCTCAGGAAGATTAGTATACACAAGAAATTCTGTCGAGTATCTTGTTACCTCTGGTATTTCGCTACTAACTACTGGTTTAATTTCTTCTGGTGGAGAAAATATTGAGTCTGTTGATTCAATTAAAAAATATGCACCAAGAATTTATGCATCACAGAATAGAGCATTGACTGCAAATGATTATGAAACTTTAATTCCAGCAAAAATTTATCCAGAAACAGAATCAATTTCTGTATTTGGTGGAGAAGAGTTGATTCCTCCCCAATATGGAAAAGTGTTTATTAGTATTAAACCCAGAAATGGCGACTTTTTGCCAAACTTATTGAAAGAAAATATTAAAACTAAATTGAAGAAATATGCAGTTGCTGGAATTGTTCCCGAAATTTTAGATCTAAAATATCTTTACTTAGAAGTAGATTCTAAAGTTTATTATAATACAAATCTTGCTTCAAGTGCAGCATCTGTTTCTGCTACTATTCAACAAAATGCTTTAAAATACTCAGAATCTTCTGAGTTAAATAAGTATGGTGCAAGATTTAAATATAGTAAATTTTTAAAAATTATAGACGATAGCGATGATTCAGTGACTTCTAATATCACTACTGTTCAAATCAGAAGAGATCTTAGAGTTGTTTTGAATACTTTTGCAGAATATGTGATTGGATTTGGCAATGAATTTCATATTAAAAGTATGGATGGATACAATATTAAATCTTCTCCATTTAAAGTAAGTGGAATTCAGGAAACAGTATATCTTTCAGATATTCCTGACACTAATAGATCAACTGGATCAATATTTTTATTCACTGTTCCTTCATCATCATCAACTTCTCCAACAGTCATAAAAAGAAATATTGGTAGAATTGATTACAAAAAAGGAATTATTACTTTAAATCCTATTAATATTAGTTCTGCAAAATTTAAAAATGGGCAGTCAATTATTGAAATTTCAGTATCTCCACAATCAAATGATGTGGTTGGATTACAGGATTTATATTTGCAACTAGATATTAATAACAGTATGTTTGAAATGATCGTAGATGACATATCATCTGGTCTTGATCCATCTGCATCAAACTACATTGTAACCTCAAGCTACACTAACGGGAACTTAGTAAGATTATAATAAAATGACAGAAACCAGAATCAAGTTTAGCAACATTGTACAAAATCAATTTCCAGCATATGTTAGGGAAGAGTTTCCATTAGTTGTTGACTTTATATCACAATATTATCTGTCACAGGAATCTAAAGGTTCTTCTAGTGATCTAATACAAAATATTGACCAATATATCAAATTAGATAATCAGACAAATCAAACTGAATATGCCATTTTATCTGGAGATATTTCTTCTACTGAAGATATAATAGATGTATCATTTGATGATCCGTCAAATGGAACATATGGATTTCCAAATAACTATGGATTAATTCAAATTGGTGATGAAATTATTACATATTCACAAAAAACAGATTCTTCATTTGTTGGTTGTGTAAGAGGATTTAGTGGAATTACTTCACTTAAAAAGCAAAATCATCCCGATGAACTAGTATTTTCTACAAGTGAATCTACATCACATAGTATTGGTTCTAAGGTCATTAACCTAAGTTCTTTATTTTTAAAAGAATTTCTAATTAAATCAAAATATCAATTAACTCCAGGATTTGAAAATAGAAGTTTTTCTTCTGGACTTAATCAATCTTTGTTCATTAAGCAGGCAAAAGACTTTTATAGAAGTAAAGGAACCGACGAATCCTTTAGAATTTTATTCAATTCTTTATATGGACAGAATGTAGAAGTAATTAAACCAAAAAATTATTTGTTTAGACCATCTGATGCACAGTATCGAGTCACTAAAGATATTATAGTAGAAAGTATTTCCGGAGATCCATTAAATCTTACAAATGCAACATTAAGACAAGATGAATATGGATCTATAACAGAAGCATCTTCCCCTATTACAAAGGTAGAGAAAATAGTATCTGGAGAAGGAAATGCTTATTACAAACTAAGTTTAGATGCAAATTATAATAGAGATATCACTGTTGATGGTGCAATCTATGGCAATTTTTCTATTCACCCCAAAACAAAGTTAATTGGAAAAGTTTCTGCAGAATCTGTAGTATTAGATGTTGATTCTACTGTTGGATTTCCAAAAAGTGGAGAGTTGTCAGTAGAATATGAAGATCTTAGCTTAGGAATTGTATCATATGTATCAAAATCAATAACTCAATTTATTGGTTGTAGCAATATAACAAATACAATATTAGATGGATCTAATATTGGAATCAATACTTATGCATATGCAACAGTTAATAAAGGAACAGAAACTGAAACTATTAAAGTAAGAATAGGATCAGTTTTAGAAAATCTTGATATTGTTGACGATACATATTATTTTTCAAAAGGAAATACGTCTTCAATCAAATCTTTGGGAATAATGTCCAAAGATGCAGTATCAAATAATTGGTTTTTTAATTTAGCGACATCATACGAAGTCGAATCCTTTAAATTATCTGATATTTCCGATTACACATATACAATTACCACTAAAAATAATAATATTTTTAAAGTAGGCGATAATTTAAAAATTATTGGACAATCTGGAGTAGAAAAAACATCCAAAGTTATCAGTATTGATTCGCCAAATTCCTTTAAAATAAAAGGTCAGGGTATATTATTAGAAAGTAAGTATACAGTAAAAAGAAATTTATCTAAAGTAAATTCAAATTATTCAGAGTTATCCCTAATCAATACAAATGTACAGAACATTTATAAAATTAAAGATAGAACTTTAGTTGCTTCACCATCTTTACCAAGTTATAATGGACAAAAATTAGAAGTTTCTAATAAATCTATAACTTTATCCGGAACTTTTGTTGGTGATGAATTTACAATCACTTCATTAGTAGATCATGGTTTTTATACGGGAGACTCTGTTTATTATACTCCAGAAAAAATTATATCATCTGGTATCAATGACAGTGATGGAAATCCTAATTTTGAAGAAATTATTCTAAGTTCTTTGTTTGCTGAGGGAATTTATTTCATAAAAAGAATTAATAACACTAAAGTTAAATTTGCAAGAAGTAGATCTGATATTTACAATTCAAAATTCATATCTCTAGATACTCCAACTCAGGTCAATCAAAATACAATTCAATTTTATGATTTTAGTGGCAAATTTTTAAGACCTCAAAAATTACTGAGAGAAATATCACAACCAACAAATGATGGCAAAACATACCCAACTGAACCGGGATTAACTGGAATTTTAATTAATGGAACAGAAATATTAAATTACAAATCTAAAGATGTAGTTTATTATGGTCCAATTGAAAATATCGAAGTTTTATCTCCTGGGGCAGAATATGATATCATCAATCCACCAACTTTAATCATCAGCGATACCGTAGGAACGGGCGCAACTGGATATTGCGCAGTTATGGGATCATTAAAGGAAATAAGGATTATTAGCAATGGGTTTGACTATGTAGAAGAACCTATCATCAAAATAACAGGTGGTAATGGGATAGGTGCGAAGGCTAAAGCAAATATGACATTGATATCTCATCAATCATCTTTTAATTCGGAAGCAAGTGCGCAATTAATTGGTATTGGTAGTGCATTGTCAACGATTGGATTTAGTACATATCACAAATTTAGAAATTGTGAAAGAGTAATTTATAAAACAAGTTCCCAAAGAGGTGTTGGTGGATTAAGTACAAATTCTTCTTACTATGTTTCTGTACAATCACCAACTGTAATCAAATTACATGAAACAAAAAGTGATGCAATATCTGGAATTAACACAGTTTCTTTAACTTCATTTGGTATCGGTAGTCATATTATAGAATCTTACGACAAAAAATCAGTTATCAAATCTATTAATATTCTTGATTCTGGAAGTGGATATGAAAATAAGAAGAGAACAGTATCAATCGCAGGTATTAATACCTCAATATCAACAATTAATATTAATGATCACCAATTTAAATCTGGAGAAGTTGTAAAGTACACAAATACTGCAACTCCTATTGGAGGATTATCTACTAATACAAATTATTATGTAACAAAAGTAAGTGATGATAGTTTTAAATTATCTCAAGTTGGATTTGGTACAGATAATGTAGATTTTTACTATAACACTAAGCAATACGTTAACTTTACTTCAACAGGAAGTGGAACACATACATTTAATTATCCAGAAATTTCTGTAGAAGTAATTGGTAATATTGGAGTTTCTTCAGTAAGTAATGAAACTTTTGCAGCGGTTGTTCAACCAATTTTTAGAGGAGAAATTACCTCAATACATTTATCAAATAAAGGATCCAAATATGGGTCTTCCGAAGTATTAAATTATCGAAGAGACCCTCTGGTTACATTAAATAGTGGTACATCGGCACAATTAACTCCAATTATATCAAATGGAAAAATAGTTGAAGTATTGCCAAATATTTCTGGAAAAAATTATAATTCACCACCAACTTTAAATGTCATTGGAGACGGTGTTGGTGCAGTAATAGTTCCAATTATTGAAAACGGACAAATAATCTCAGTTAAAGTTATAGAAGGTGGAACAGGATATCGTCAAGAATCGACGCAAGTATCGATTGTTTCTGCGGGTTCTGGTGCCAAATTCAATACAAAAATAAAAACTTGGAATGTAAATCTCTATCAAAAATATTTTAACAACATTACTGCTGATGACGGATTTATTAATATTGGATTAAATGAAGAATATCAATTACAATATTCACATTTATATGCCCCAAGAAAACTTAGAGAAATTATCTACTCCTTAGATCAAGGTGGAAAAATTCTTTATGGAAAGACAGATCTTAAGAAAATAAATGATATTGAATCAGTATCTACGGATCACTCGCCAATTATTGGTTGGGCATATGATGGAAATCCAATTTATGGTCCATATGGTTATGCGACTAATCAAGGTGGTGTAGTTGTTCAGATGAAATCTGGATATAAATTAACTCCAAGTAGCGATAGACCAGTATTTCCTGAAGGATTTTTTGTAGAAGATTATACTTATTTTGAGGTATCTGATGAATCTTACTTGGATGAAAATAATGGAAGATTCTGCAAAACTCCAGAATTTCCAAATGGAACATATGCATATTTCGCAACAATTAATAACTCATCAGCAGACTCATCTGGACCTTTTGTTGGATATAAGCATCCAGTATTTCCATATCTTATTGGCAATAATTTTAGATCAAAACCGAATGAATTTAATTTCAAACCATCTTCAAACCAAGATGAAATCGATTTAAATGCCACAAATTGGGTCAGAAATACTCAACCATATAATTCTATCAACAACTATTCGTATTTAACTATACCAAATCAATTGAATCAAACGGTTGATGTCAAATTTGCAGAACCAGGAACTGTTGATAATATTGAAGTTGTTGCAGGAGGAATAAATTATCAAGTTAATGATTCTGTAGTATTTGATGAGGAGGATACTGGTGGATATGGACTCAGCGCAAGAGTTTCTAGAATTGAAGGAAAGGAAGTTAATTCTATAAGTGTTGCATCAACCACACTTTCTGGATTGGAATTTTACCCATCAGACCAAAAAGGATTCTTCAAAGTAATTTCACCAAATCCTCATAATTTTAAAAATAAAGATTTGGTTACGGTATCTGGATTAAGTACAACTTCATCTTTAATTGAAGGGTCTTATATTGCTGGTGTGTCAACTAATACTTTTGTATTGGCAAGTAATACTGGAATCAATTCATCATCTATTACTGGTATTGTAACTTATATTTCTATCTCCGGTGATATATCAAAGATTAGAGAAAATGATACTCTTAGTGTAGATTCGGAAATTGTAAAAGTATTAAATATTGATCTAAATTCTTCTAGAATTAGAATTTTGAGAGGAATAAATGGAACTATCGGATCTTCACATACTACAACATCTACCCTTTATCAAAACCCAAGAGAATTGTCAATAGATGTTGGATTCAATACATCATATAATTATAAAATTAATAAAGAAATTTATTTTAATCCAATAGAGTCTGTAGGACTAGGAACTGCATTTGGTGTTGGAATTGGTAGTACCATAGTATTCTCAAACCCAGGCGTTGGAATTACTCAAATCTTTATTCCAACAAAAACAATTTATATTCCAAATCATAATTTAGAAACTGGAGATAAAATTACATATTATTCAAATGGAGGAGCTCCAATTTCAGTTTCTTCAAATGGAATTTCAACCACATTAACAGATCAATCTGTAGTCTACATTGCCAAAATTTCTAGTGATTTAATAGGAATATCAAGCGTAAAAGTTGGATTGGGATCCACTGGAACTATAGTCGGCGTCTCAAGTACAACTTCAAATATAAGTACATTTTATTTTACGGGAATTGGTACGGGAACTTACCATAGTTTTAAAACAAATTATTCGGTAATTGTTGGACAAATTTCCAAAAATACAGTAACAGTTTCTACTGCACAAACTCATGGACTTGTAAATAATGACTCAGTATTTGTTGACGTAAATCCATCAATATCCACATCCTTTGCCATTAAATATAATGACTATAATAGAAAATTAGTTGCCAATCCAAAATCTTTTTCTGCTAGTGGAATTAATACGCAAACTTCAGCGATTACAATTCCAAAACATAAATTTGTATCTGGTCAACAAGTAATTTATACATCCTCAACACCTTCAGGTGGATTAGTTAATAATAAAGTATATTATGCAATTATCGTAGATGAGAATAATATTAAACTTTCTGATACTTATTATCACTCAGTTGATTTAAATCCTACTGTAGTTGGAATTACCAGTGCTTCTGATGGAACTATTTCTGCAGTAAATCCACCAATTGAAGTTTATCGCAATTCTACAGTAACTTTTGATCTTTCAGATTCATCTCTTTCATACACAAATTCATCGACAAAATATTCTGCATTCAAGTTCAATTTCTACAAAGATTCCAATTTTACAGAATTGTTTGATTCTACTAAAGAAACTGGAGACTTTGAAGTTAAGAGATATGGGATTGTTGGAATTACAAATAGTGCTAGAGTTGTATTAACTGTAAATGAATATCTTCCAGAAAAACTTTATTATAATTTAGTTCCAATATACGAATATCCTTTATCAATTGAAAAGGAAGAAATTACTACAGATTCTACCGTATTTTCAAATAACCAAATACAAGTTAAATTTAGTGACTATAATGGAAAACAAAATATAATATCAACATCTTCAACTTCATTTACATATAATTTACCAAAATATCCAGAATCACCATCCTATACATCATCCACAGGATCTTTATTAAATTATGAAACAGATTCTTCTAATACATATGGACCTATTTCTAAAGTCAAAATAACAAGCAGTGGTGGAAACTATTACGATCTTCCATCAATCTCTAGTGTAACTTCAGATTATGGTTCAGGTTCAATATTAGAATCTCATAGCAATTCTATTGGAAAAATAAAGAAATCAAAAATTAATGATATTGGATTCGATTTTCCAACAGATTTTACTCTCAAACCAAATGTAAAACTTACTCAAATTGCCAAAATTGAACCATTAGCATCTTTCCAATCAATTGGAATTACTTCTTTTGGAAGGGGATACAGTTCTCCTGCAAAATTATTAGTTTTTGACGGCAAAACTAATGAAATTGTTTCGGGAGTTGATCTAAAGTATAATTTAGGTGACAGTCAAGTAACTATCCTAAAAAATACTTATGGTCTTTATAACACTAAACCAAAAATTTTACCAACTCAAAATTCAAATGGAGTTGGAATTTCGTCAATAAGTTATAACTCTACTAGTAAAAATGTAACTGTTATTTTAGCAGTTGGATTTAGTACTTCAAATTCTTTCCCATTTGCGGTTAATGATAAAGTTCTTATTGAGAACATAAGCATTGGTGTTGGATCTGATTCAAAAGGTTATAATTCTGAAAATTACGATTACCAACTCTTCACAATTAATTCGGTAACAGAAAATATAGGTGGATTTGGTCAGGTTACATATAGTCTTAATGGATTATTGAATTCTTCAGAATATCCAGGAACTTTTGATGCCGTCAATTCTTCAGGAAGAATTATTCCAGAAAAATATTTTCCAATCTTCAATCCCATTCTTCAAACAAACGATTTTCTTCAAGGGGAAGTTATAACTACTCCTTCTGCAGAGGGAATAGTTGAACAATGGAATCCAAAAACAACATATCTCAAAATCAGATCAAATCAAGATTTTGGAATTAATGAAATTGTAGAAGGTTCATCATCAAAATCTAAAGGATTGATTACATCAAACAATAATAATATTAATGCATTCTTCAATTTAAATTCATCTTCAAAATTTGAAAATGGATGGGAATCAAGTGCAGGAGTTTTAAACGACAATCTGCAAAGAGTTCAGGATAGTTTATATTATCAAAATTTCTCATATTCATTAAAATCTGAGGTTGACTATGATTCTTGGAAAGATGCTGTAGGTACTTTAAACCACACACTAGGATTTAAAAAATTCTCAGATTATCAATTAAATTCTTCATTATATTATAATAAATCTTTTGTAGAAAAAAATAGCAATAATAATTCACTAACCCCAGTATTGACATCAAATCTAGCATCGATAGACATAACAAATAATATTATTGGATTTGCTGACCTAAATTGTGTTTATGATTTTGATTTAGTTAAAGAAAATTCTCTAATAATTGGAGAAAATAGTTTTTCTGATGAAATAATTTTCTCAAGTAAAATTTTAACAGACTATTTTGAATCTGTTGGAAATAGAGTATTATCTATTGATGATATTTCATACCTTTTTAATAGCAATCCAAGACCAACGAAATTTTCAGAAGTTCATAGATTCTTCCTTGCCGATTATAGGGCTCAAAAATATATTACATACGTTAGGGATAAGCGATTTACTGCAGAAAGGCAAATCATGCTTTTAACTGTTATTCATGATGGATCGAATGGTTATTTGAGTCAATATGCAAGAAATGAAACTTATGCAGATCTTGGATCATTTGATTTTGCCATAGATGGATCTGAAGGACTTCTCATTTTCTATCCAATAAAGTACTCAATAAATGATTATGATATAACAACCCTTTCATATAATTTGTCAGATAGTTTATCGGGTGTAGGTAGCACCAGTTTTGGAGGAGTTGCTGATATACAAACAAATAGCGTCAGTGTTTCTTCTGGATCAACGACAATTTTAAATATTGAAAATACATATACATCCGCAAAAGTTTTAGTTGAAATAACTTCAAATGATAATGAATACGAATTTGTAGAATTAAATGTTTTGCATAACGGAACTGAAGTACAATTATTAGAATATGGACAATTAAAAACACATTCATATGATGAATTGTCAAGTTCTGGATTGGGCACATTTTCTTCATACTTAACAGGATCTAAACTGAAAATTGACTTTTTCCCAAATGTTGGTTTGGGAGTAACTATCAATACTATTCAAATTGCACTTGCAAATAGTTCATATTCTGGTATTGGAACATATGATATGAAACATTCTCGTTTAGAAGCAAGAACTGTTTCAATATCATCAACATCTTCACCAGTTCCGGTTGTAATTAGTGATTATCCTGATGAATATGATGGCGCATACTTTATAGTTCAAGCTTCTGATACTACAAATAATATCCATCAACTTTCCGAAGTTGTTATGGTCGATGATGGAACAGAAACTTATAGTTCAGAATTTGCAACTATAAACACATTTGCAGGAATAGGAACTGTAGGAAGCGAAAGAATTGGCACAACCACTCAATTGACATTTACTCCACTTCCAGATATTGATGTCAATGTCAATGTATTCCTTAATGCATTAAGATATGAAGATGATACTAGGGATGTTGTTGATTTTATTAATGCATCTATAGAAACAAATTATGCAACGTATGAAGGAGCAGATAGAGATATTAGAAGATCATTTGATTTGTATTATGAAAATAATCCAATTTTCCAAAAAGGTTTTGATGCAAGTGATCCTCTAATTGTCAATATTGAATCAAACACAATTGAAATACCAAACCACTTCTTTGTTACCGGGGAATTAATAAATTATTCAAACTCTGGAGCAGGAACTAGTCAATCTATTGAAATCTCACCCACAAATTTTGTTGGTATAGGAACTACCGACAAACTTCCCTCAGATGTTTATGTTGTCAAAGTAAATGATAATATTATCAAATTGTCTGCAAGTGCAGAAGATGCTTTAAAATTTACTCCAATTACTTTAGATTTGACCGGTGTTGGTATTGGAACATATCACACATTTACAGGTAATAATCAAAATGCAAAATTACTTGTGTCCATCGATAATGTAATTCAATCCCCCATAGTTTCGACTGCAGTTACAACTACTCTTGCAATTAATGCATTTACAACTGATGACATTTTATTCTTTACTGGAATAACTTCATTCTTTGGTGGTGATTTGATTAAGGTTGGCGACGAAATTATGAGAGTTGATGGTATTGGTATCGGAAGTACAAATGCAATTAAAGTTAGAAGACCTTGGTTGGGAACAGTAATTGCAGGATATTCAACTGGAGAGTTGGTTACTAAGATAGTTGGAAATTATAATATTGTTGACAACACTCTTAATTTTGTTGAAGCACCGTATGGTAATCTTCCATATGGTACAACTACAAATCCACCAGATGAAAGAGATTGGTTAGGAATAACTACAAGTTCAAGATTCCAAGGAAGATCTTTCTTAAGATCTGGTGAAGTTAATACTACAAACGAAACTTACTATAAAAATTATAGTTTTGATGATATTTCATCCGAGTTTACAGGTTCCAACAAGAGTTTTGAATTGAGATCAAACAGGTCATCTATTACTGGCATTTCAGATCAAAATGGAATTATACTTATCAATGATATTTTCCAAGGACCTGGAGTGACCTATGATTATAATCTATCAGAAAATGTTGGAATGACCTCCATAACATTTACAGGCACTGCAACTTCTATTGCAAATGATGTGAATACTGCAAGTATTCCTGCAGGTGGAATTATTGTTTCGGTTGGATCAACTGAAGGATTTGGTTATCAACCATTAGTCTCTGCAGGAGGAACTGCAGTAGTGTCAATTGCCGGAACTATTTCATCTATTAGTATTGGTAATAGTGGTTCTGGATATCGCTCTGGTGTTCAGGTTGTTAGAGTTGGTGTTGGAACTTCTTCAACAGGTACGCCTAATATTCAATTTATTGGTACTGCATCAATTTCTAATGGACACATAACGGGTGTTGCTATTACAAATCCAGGAGTTGGATATTCAATATCAAATCCACCATATGTAATATTTGATGCTCCACTGTCATATTCAAACATTCCTTTAATTTATAACTCATCTTATTCTGGAATTGGAACTGAGGCAACAATTGATGTCGTTGTTGGTCAAGGTTCTAATGTGATTGATTTTGAAATTAGAAATACTGGATATTCTTATGGTCAGGGAGATGTTTTAACACTTCCAATTGGAGGAACTGTTGGTATACCGACAGTTGTTGGTTCAAGTTTCAATGAATTCCAAATTAGTATTCAAAACACATTCACTGATAAGTTTAGTGGATGGTCTATTGGAGAATTGCAAGTTCTTGATAGTTTCTCACATCTATTCAATGGAGAAAGAGTTGTTTTCCCAATCAAATATCTTGGAGATACGATTTCAATAAGATCTGCAAGAGGATCGAATATTAAAGTTCAAGACACTCTTCTAGTGTTTATTAATGATATCTTGCAAGTTCCTGGGCAATCATACCTTTTCCCAGGTGGTAGCATGATAACATTTGCGGAAGCTCCAAAATCTGGAGATACTTTAAAAATCCTCTTTTATAAAGGAAGTGGGGATATTGATGTCATCTTCCGAAATATTTTAGAAACGGTCAAAATTGGTGATGAATTAACTATTTCTTACGATCCATCCATTGGACAAGGTTCATACTTACAAGAAGATACTAGAAACGTAACAAGTGTTGATTCTACTGATTTGGTAAGTACTAATCCATACTTTGGTCCAGGAAATACTACCAATGAAACTTTGGTTAGACCTGTAGTTTGGTGTAGACAGACTGAAGATATGATAATTAATGAACAAGGCATCGGGAAAGACCGTATGCGGTATGAACCTATTATCGACCCAGTTGCATATTTGATTCAATCTGTTGGAATCGGAACTACTATAGTCTATGTTGATAATGTGAGACCATTCTTTAATCCAGTTAACGAAAATGATGTTTCACTTAGTTTCCAAAAGAGTGTAAGTTTTATTTCTCAGGATACAATTGTTAGTGCATCGGCTACAGCAGTTGTATCTTCTGCAGGAACTATATCTTCATTAATCATTTCTAATGGAGGATATGGATACACTAATAATCCAATTGTCACTATACAATCTCCTGTTGGAGTTGGATCAACTGCAATAGTAACATCTACTATAGTTTCTGGAATAGTTTCTTCATTCACCATTACAGGTGTTGGATCTGGATATACCTCAACAAATCCACCTTCAGTATTAATAGAGCCACCAACATTTAAAACAGAAAAATCTTTTGTTACTTCATATCAGGGAGATTCTGGTGTAATTGTTGGATTTGGTATTACATCCATATCTGGCGTTACAAAATTAATTTTTGATACTTTTATTCCAGATGATTCATATCTACAACAACCTTCAATTGTTGGCACTGCAATTACTATAAGTGGATTAACTGCATCTCAATATTTTATGGTATATGATTCAAATGTTGGATTTGCAACTACATCAATAGTTTCAACTAGGACAGATGGAAGTACAATTGGTATTGGAACATATTTTGTTGATAACGTATATCAAGTGGATAGTTCGCAAATTATAGGAATAAATGTAACTGGAGTTGGATTTACTTATGTTAATAGACTTTTTGCAAGAGTAACTGGAGTTAGTACAATTTCCTTTGGTCCAACTTATTCGGGAATAATAGGTACTTCACATTATTTTGGAAACTTTAGTTGGGGCAAAATTGTTCTATCAGGTCCAATTGGAATAAATTCCTATAGTTTTTATGGCAATAGAGGTGTTGGTGGAATTTCTACCTCAACTATAGTAAAAAGAACGGTTCCTTTAAAATATAAAAACTATATAACCTAATATGACACCTATAAATAATAAAAAAACCTTGTAAAATGGCAGCAATTATAACCGACCAGATTAGAATATTGAATGCAAATAATTTTATATCTGGCGTAACTACAAGTAATAATTCTTATTATTCTTTTGTAGGACTTCCAAATTCAAATGAATTGCAAACTGATTGGAATACCAATCCACCTTCACCGAAAGATAATTTTGATGAAGAAAATAATTATTGGGATACTATGATTGCATTGAAAAAAATTACTTCAAACGATGTACGCCAAGTTATCCAAAAAAGAACTTGGTCTTCTGGTGCGACTTATGATATGTATCGACATGATTACAGTAGATCGAATACTTCAAAAGTTTCTGGAGCGACAAATCTATATTCCTCATCTTATTATGTTCTGAATAGTGATTATAGAGTTTATATTTGCCTACAAAATGGAATCGATCCAGAAAATCCTAATGGTAGACCTTCGTTAGACGAACCAACATTTACTGATCTAGAACCAAGGTCTGCAGGTTCAAGTGGAGATGGTTATATTTGGAAATATCTTTATACAATAAAACCAGGTGAAATTGTAAAATTCGATTCTACAGATTTCATGCCAGTACCTTTTGATTGGGAAACTGGCACAGACAATGCTGCGGTAAGAGATAATGCAGTAGATGGTTCAATTAAAATTGTCACCATTACTGATAGAGGTTCGGGAATAGGAACCGCTAACAGTACTTATACTAGAGTTCCAATTAAAGGTGATGGAACTGGTGCCGAGTGTACTATTATTATCAATAATGATTCTAAAGTAGACACTATTACTGTATCAAGTCAAGGTTCTGGATATACTTACGGTATTGTTGATTTAGTTTCTGGAGGTGTTCCTACGGGTTCACTCAACCCCACTTTTAATGTCATTATTCCACCTAAAGGTGGACATGGATATGATATCTATAGAGAACTTGGTGCATATAATGTTTTACTTTATTCCAGAATAGAGAATGATAACCAAAATCCAGACTTTATAACGGGAAATGAAATTTCAAGAATTGGTATTGTAGAAAATCCACAATCATTTGGATCTTCACAAATCCTATCCTTAGATAAAGCAAGTGCAGTTTATGCACTCAAACTTACCGGAATTGGATACAGCTCTGCTTCATTTGCTGCAGATGCATATATTACACAAACTGTTGGAAGTGGAAGCACTGCAGTTGGGAGAGTGATTGGTTATGATCAAAATACTGGTGTTTTAAAATACTGGCAAGATAGAACTCTTGCTGGATTTAATAATGTTGGAGTCGCAGAGTCAACTTCAATTTATGGTTTTGGTTTGATAGAATTTACAAGTTTTCCATCCACTGGAGGAAATGTCAATATTGCTGGAGGGAGTGTTAGTTTATCAATCGATACTGGGTTTACTGGTCTATCAACAGTAATAAATAATAGAACATACTATCTTGGACAATCTTTTGCCAATGGTACTGCTAATCCTGAAGTTAAAAAATATTCGGGAAATATCATTTATGTAGATAATAGACCATCGATTACAAGGTCATCAAATCAAAAAGAAGATATTAAAGTCATTCTGCAATTCTAAAGAATTATGTCACAACAAACCAATCTCAACGTATCTCCTTACTTTGATGACTTTGATGCAAATAATGACTATTATAGGGTACTTTTTAAGCCAGGATATCCTGTTCAGGCAAGAGAACTAACAACTTTACAATCAATACTGCAAAATCAAATTGAGAAATTTGGTCAGCACTTTTTTAAAGAAGGTTCTAAAGTTATTCCTGGAAATATTGGATATAATGCACTTTACTATGCAGTAGAACTTCAGAATAGTTATCTCGGAATTCCAGTATCCGCATATGCGGATCAACTTGTAGGATCAAAAATTACTGGACAAACTTCCGGTGTTACTGCAGTAGTAGAAAAGGTATTATCATCTTCAGAATCAGAAAGAGGTAATATCACTCTATATGTAAATTATCTAAGTTCAAATACCCAAAATAATTCAACTCAACAATTTTCTAATGGTGAATTATTAACATCAAATACATTAATTGCTTCTGGATTATTGGGAAATGCATCAATTGCAGCAGGAACTCCCTTTGCAGCAACTATTTCGAATGATGCAACATCTGTTGCATCAGCATTCTCGATTACAAATGGTGTTTATTTTGTTAGAGGGCAATTTGTAAACGTAGAGACTGAAACTTTAATATTAGACCAATATAATAATAAACCAAATTACAGAGTTGGTCTCTTTGTAAGTGAGGAGATTGTTAACGCAGATATTGATGAAAATTTAAACGATAATTCACAAGGTTTTAATAATTATGCTGCGCCCGGAGCAGATAGATTAAAAATATCAGTATCTCTTTTTAAGAAATCTTTAGATGATTTTAATGATGCTAATTTTGTCGAATTAGCAACAATTCAAAATGGTGTCCTAAGATCACAAAAACAAACAACAGATTATAATATCATTTCCGATGAATTAGCAAGAAGAACATATTCAGAATCTGGAGATTACTATGTAACTCCATTTGATGTTTCACTAAAAGAATCTTTAAATGATAATTTAGGCAATCGAGGCATTTTCAATCAAGGTCAATTTACTTATGGTGGATTAACTGCTTCAGATGATCTTGCAGTTTATCAAATATCTCCGGGAAAGGCATTTATAAAGGGATATGAAATTGAAACTATTAGTCCAACATTTTTAGATGTTGCAAAACCAAGAACGACAAAAACACTAGAGTTACAATCTATTAATTATAATACAGGACCAACTCTTAAATTGAATAGAGTATATGGATCACCTACTATTGGAATAGGAAATACGTATGTATTGAGTTTAAGAGATTCTAGAGTTGGAACCACTCAAACTTCAGCACCAGGTAAAGAAATTGGTGTAGCAAGAGTTTATGATTTCAAACTTGAGTCTGGATCTTACAGCACTTCAAATTCAAACTTAAACCAATGGAATATTTCTTTATATGATATACAAACAATTACAGAAATAACTTTAAATCAACCAGTTACTTTAGCAGTTCCTACTTTCATTAAAGGTAAAAATAGTGGTGCTAGTGCATTTATAAAAGATGCTGTTACAAACAATGCAACCATTACTGTTTATGAAAAGAGTGGGGAATTTATAAAAAATGAATCATTTATAATTGATGGAATTGAATCCGGATTAGTTGCTATTGCAGTAACTTCTTATGGAATTTCTGATATCAAATCTGTATATGGCATTGTTGGGTCGGCATCAACCTTTACTGCAGATACAATTCAATCAACAGACTTTTCTGTAGGAATTGCAACAATCAGTCCATTATCATCGGGAATTAGTACAGTATTCAGCCCAAATTCATTATTCCCAGGCACTATAGTTAAAGTTGGAAATCTTGTTCAGTATAGTGATCAGTCGGTTTCGGAACCAGTTACAGCAAAAGTCGTAACTGTTAATACGACTTCAATTACAATTAGTGGTGTCACAACAGTAACAGGAATTGTAAACGGAAAACTTCCTTCTTCTGCTTTATCTGCCACTGATTTCAAAATTTTAACTACAAAGTTAGAATCATCTCAAGATAATACTCTTTATACAAAATTACCAAATAATAATATTTCTTCAGTAGATTTAACAGATGCTTCCTTAACAATAAGAAAAACATTCACAGTCAATATTTCTAGTAATCAACTTTCTTTGGCAGTTAGTGCAGGACAGAACGAAACATTTTTACCTTTTGACGAAGAAAGATATTCATTAATTAGATCTGATGGTACAACGGAAGTTTTAACATCAGATAAATTTGCTTTCATTAATGGAGGCACTCAGTTACAAATTTATAATTTGGGTACTAATAATACCAATGCTACATTAATTGCGACTTTAAAGAAAATTAAACCAAAATCAAAGGTAAAATTAAAAAATAGAGTTAATACATTAATTGTCAATAAATCGAAAAATGCTGGATCTGGTATTGGATCCACAACTTTAAATGATGGACTTTCTTTTGGAAACTTCCCATATGGTACAAGAGTTCAGGACGAAAATATTTCTCTAAACACTCCTGATATTATTAAAGTTCATGCAATTTATGAATCTGCAAACACTTCTGCAGCATCTGCACCAACTGCAATATTATCATCTATTAATGGACCAACATCTAAAACAACAGATTTTATTATTGGTGAGAAATTAACAGGACAATCTAGCGGTGCAATTGCAATATGTGCAGAAAGATTAACAGATTCTCAAATTTCTTTTATCTACGAAAATCAAAATTCATTTAAAGAAGGTGAAACTATATTATCAGATGAATCAAAAATTCAAGCCGTTATTGTAACTTTAGATTCTTCAAGTTTCGAAATATCTTCAAATTATACATTTACAACTGGACAGAAGGGAACTTTTTATAATTGTGGAACAATCAATAGAAAACCCTCATCTTTAGAGTCTTCTAAGCAATTGAAAATTTATTTTTCAAGTGGTTATTACCAATCTTCTGATGATGGAGACATCACTACAGTAAATTCTTATACTAGTTTTGATTATGGAAAAGAAATTAAAACAGTAGATGGAATTCAAAATTCTGATATTATTGATATCAGACCTGTAGTTTCGTCATATACAGTTTCAGAAAATTCAAGATCTCCACTAGAATTTTATGGAAGAACATTTAATTCTTCTGGAAATTCTGCAGCAAATATTCTTGCATCTGATGAATCTATTGTTACAAATTACTCATTCTATCTTGGAAGAATTGATAGAATTTATTTGACTAAAGATGGAAAGTTTCAAGTTAAATATGGAACTCCTTCTGAAAAATTAGAAAAACCAGTATCAGTTGATGATGCACTGGAGATTGCAACTATTACTTTACCACCATATCTTTACGATATATCTCAAGCATCTATACAATTTTTAGAGCATAAGAGATATAGAATGGTTGATATCAAACAACTTGAAAATAGAATTAAAAATCTTGAGTATTATACTGCATTATCTCTTCTAGAAACAAATACTGCAAATCTTTTTGTTCCTGATGCCGATGGATTAAACAGATTTAAGTCTGGATTCTTTGTAGATAATTTTACGTCATTACTTGCTCAGGAAAACTCTGTAGAATATAAAAATAGTCTAGACATTTCAAATAAAGAATTAAGACCAAAGCATTATACTACTTCGGTAGATTTAATTTCTGGTCCTGTTGTAAATGTAGATCCTACTGACGATTTAGCATTTTCTTCCCCAGAAGGAATCAACATTAGAAAAAATGAAGGAATTATTACTCTTGATTATGCAGAAATAGAATGGTTGAAGCAGTCATTTGCAACAAGATCTGAAAGTGTTACTCCTTTCTTGATTAGTTTCTGGCAGGGAACTTTAGAATTAACTCCCGCAACTGACACTTGGGTTGATACAGTTAGACTAGAGGCTAAAATTATTAATACTGAAGGAAACTATGTAGAGACTCTTGCCAATGCAGTAAAAACTTTAAATGTTGACCCACAAACAGGATTTGCTCCAACAGTTTGGAATGCTTGGGTTGATAATTGGACTGGTCAAGATGTCACTCAAACAACAAGAACTAGAAGACAGGTTACTGGTTCCGTAGCATGGCAAGGTGGTGGAGGTCTTGTTGCCCGTATGGGAACAGAGACTACTACTATATTTGAAGAAAGATTGAGAGAAGTTAGAGATACTGGAGTTTCTAGTAGACAAGGAAACACAACAATAGTAACCGAACAATTCGATAGAACATCTGTTGGCGATAGAGTAGTAAGTAGAGATCTCATCTCTTATATGAGATCTAGAAATATTCAATTTATTTCCAAAAAAGTTAAACCTCTCACTCAACTTTATGCTTTCTTTGATGGAGTTGATGTAACTAAGTATTGCACTCCAAAACTTTTAGAAATTAGTATGATTTCTGGAGTATTTGAAGTTGGAGAAACTGTTGTTGGAAAAATGCAATCAACAGGTACTATTCAAAATCTTGGCAACAATGCTCCAAATATTACCTTTAGAGTTGCTCAATCAAATCATAAAGAAGGTCCTTATAACTTACCGACTTCAACATATCCATTTAACCCATACACAAATCAAGTTCTTCAACAATCATATTCATCGACATCATCAATATTGAATATTGATACTTTCTCTCTTGCAAATCAACCACAAGGTGAGTATAGTGGATGGGTTTCCCAAGAAATGATTCTTGTTGGAAAAACAAGTGGGGCACAAGCAACTATAACAAATGTCAGATTAATTTCAGATATTTCTGCAGCTCTTATTGGAAGTTTTTATATTCCAAATCCAAATGTTGGCATTCATCCAAGATTTGAAACAGGAACTAAAACATTTACTTTACTTAATAACAATCTCAATAACCAAGATCTTGCAACAACAATTGCAGAAGAAGGTTTTGTGTCAAGTGGAACTTTAGAATCTGTACAGGAAAATATTATTTCTGTAAGAAATGCAAGAGTTGAGAATAAGCAAGAATTTGAAAGTCGTGCAATTTCTAGAACAACAGGAACCCAAGTTGTCTCAAGTAAGGTAATCTCGCAGACAACAAGAAGTGCTATTGTTGGATGGTACGATCCTCTTGCACAATCATTCTTAGTTGATGATGAGAGTGGAGTTTTCTTAACTAGATGTGATGTCTTCTTTAGATCTAAAGATGATATGGATGTACCAGTTACATTCCAACTCAGAACAATGCAAAATGGATTCCCAACTCAAAAGGTTATTCCATTCTCAGAAATTGTTCTTGACCCATCACAAGTTAATATTTCTGGAGATGGTTCTGTTGCAACTTCAATTTCTTTCAAGGCACCAATATATTTGGAAGGTGGAAAGGAATATGCAATATGCTTAGCATCAAATTCAACAAAATATAGTGTTTATATTTCAAGAATTGGAGAGAATGATCTATTAACCCAGTCATTTATTTCAAATCAACCATATCTTGGATCTCTATTTAAATCTCAAAATGCCTCCACTTGGGAAGCAAGTCAATGGGAAGATCTTAAATTTACTCTTTATAGAGCAGATTTTATAGAATCTGGAACAGCAGAATTCTATAGTCCAGAACTAACCAACGGCAACAAGCAAATAGCAACTTTACTTCCAAATTCTATAGATTTAAATTCAAATAAAATCAGAGTATCTCTTGCTTCTACTCTAAATGATTCTGGATTGACTTTAGGGAATATTATTCTCCAAGAAGGATCAAATGCAACTGGCAATTATGTAGGTAGTGCAGGTATTGCAACTGCAACTTTAAACATAATAAATGCGGGTATAGGATATACACCAGCAAGTGGTTCATATACTTTTAGTAGTGTTAATCTAACAACAGTTACTGGTAGTGGTAGAGATGCTACTGCAAATGTAACTATTAGTAATGGAGTAGCAATTGCCGCAACTATTGTAGGTGGTGGTAGTGGATATCAAGTTGGCGATGTTCTTGGAATTACAACTATAGGAGCAACTTCTGTTGGAAGTAATGCAAGATTCTCTATAGTTTCTATTGCTAGTACAAATCAACTCATACTTGATAATGTTCAAGGAGATTTTGTAACTGGAGTTGGAAAAACAGTAAGATATATCAATAACTCCGGAATAACAACAAATCTAAATGCATCATCTGGAGGAAATGTCCTTATCTCATCTATCAATACAGTAAGTGATGGTTTACATATTAATGTGAATCATAAAAATCATGGAATGTATTCCGATACAAATTATGTTGAAATTTCAAATGTACAATCCGATATTGTACCAACGAAACTAACAGTTGCATATAATTCAGATTCTAATGCAGCAATTTCTGTAGATAATTCTACAAATTTTGCCACCTTTGAAAATGTTAGTGTTGGAATTGCAAATCCAGGATACCTATTAATAGGAAATGAAATTATTGAATATACTTCAGTTACTGCAGGTTCAATTGGTGGTCAAATTACAAGAGGTTCTAATCCAACAAATTATCCAGCAGGAACTCCAGTTTACAAATATGAACTTGGTGGCGTTTCATTGAATAGAATTAACAAAGTACATTATTTTGGAAATGTAACAGAATCTAATCCAATTACATTTGATTCTTATAAAATTAAAATTGATATGTCCTCAAATGGAATCGACAGAACTATTGGAAGTGTCTATCCGAATCTCCACTTTAATCAGACCAAATCTTCTGGTGGATATAATATTAATGCTACACAAAATATTCCTTTTGAAATTATAACTCCAAATGTTCAAAATGTAACAGTTAGAGGTACTGCATTAAATGCAGAATTAAGAACAGTAACTGGTTCAAGTATAAGTGGAACCGAAATTCCATTTATTGACAATGGATTCGAATCAATTACGCTCAACAATTCAAATTATCTGAATAGTTCAAGAATAGTTTGCTCAAAAATTAATGAGACAAATAATTTAACAAATCTCACTGGCAATAAATCATTGAATATGAGACTTCTACTTAATACAACTGATTCTAGATTAAGTCCAGTAGTTGATACTCAAAGAGTTAGTGCAATATTTACCTCAAATAGAGTTAATAGTGCAATTACAAATTATGCAACTGATAGCAGAGTCAATAGCGTTTTAGATGATCCAAGTGCTTTCCAATATCTTTCCAAAGAAATTAATTTGGAATACTCTGCATCTTCTATTAAAATAATATTAAATGCACATATTAATCTTTATTCTGATATTCGTGTTTTATATGCAATTAATCAAAACCAAAACTTCAATCCAATCTTTGTACCATTCCCAGGATATAATAATTTAAATGTTAAAAACGAAATAATTAATTTTGCAGATAGTGATGGAAGATCTGATATTTTTGTTCCTCCAGCAAATTCTCTTGGTTATCTTCCTTCTGATATTGAATATAAAGAATATGTCTTTACCGCTGACAAATTACCTGCATTTAGATCTTATAGAATTAAGATTATTATGACATCAACTAATCAAGTTTATGTACCAAGAATGAAAGATTTAAGAGTCATTACTCTTGCATAATATGGACTATATAAAAGTCGAAGGTTATAATAACCTACTTAGAGATGTGAAAACAAATTCTATTGTCAATACAAACATTTCAGAATATCAAGAATATATTGCAAGGCGAGATGCTAAGAATGAAGTGAATCAAAAGACACAAAATTTAGAATCGGATCTTGCTAATATGAAGAATGATATTGATGAAATCAAAAATTTATTACGGAGTTTAATCAATGAATCCAAATGATATTGTATTAGAAGATCTATCAAAAAGTTTTGAATATGTGAAAGCCTGCAATGAGATTGATTCTATAGAAGATATTGAAGACCTTAGGAATATTTCTAAGGCATATATGAAATTATATTTGAAGCAGCAGGAGATTGTTAAAAATTTAGCACTAACTGGACTATAAATATTTTTAAAGATAAAAAATAAATGGCGCAACCATCTACTAGACAAGAACTAATAGACTACTGTAAAAGAAAACTGGGGGCGCCAGTTTTAGAAATTAATGTTGCAGATGAGCAAATTGATGATCTCGTAGATGATGCCATCCAACTTTTTCAAGAAAGACATTTTGATGGCGTTTATCCAACATTTTTCAAATATCAATTTACTCAAGAGGATGTTGATAGAGGAAGATCTAGGGGTAACAATAAAAATGTTGGGATTGTAACCACAAGTGTAACTACAAATATTGTGGGCACTGCAACAACATTTAAATATGAGGAAAATAGTAATTATTTACAAGTTCCTCCAGGAGTTATTGGAGTAAATAAAATATTCCAATATGATGGCACTAACAGTATTACTCACAATATGTTTAGTGTTAAATATCAATTATTTTTAAATGATATTTACTACTGGGGAACAACTGAACTTTTAAGTTATGCAATGGTCAAAACGTATCTGGAAGATTTGGACTTTTTACTGAGTACACAAAAACAAATTCGTTTTAATAAGAGACAAGACAGACTATATTTGGATATTGATTGGGGTGCAGTATCTGTAGGAAATTATGTTATTATTGATTGCTATTCTGTTTTAGATCCAAACGACTATTCTAGAGTTTGGAACGATTCTTTTATTAAACCATACTTAACGTCCCTTATTAAAAGGCAATGGGGGCAAAATATGATGAAATTTACTGGAGTTAAATTACCGGGGGGCGTTGAACTTAATGGTCGTCAAATGTATGACGATGGGCAAAGAGAAATTGATTTGATTATGGAGAAAATGTCTAATACTTATGAACTTCCTCCAATGGATATGATTGGTTAATCCTATGCTTAATCCATTTTTTCTTCAGGGTTCTAAAGGCGAGCAAGGACTTATTCAAGACCTAATAAATGAACAACTTCGGATGTATGGAGTTGAAGTTCATTATCTTCCCAGAAAATATTTAACAGAGAAAACAGTAATAAGAGAGGTCATTCAATCTGCATTTGATATGGCATATCCTATTGAAGCATATATTGAAAATTATGATGGATATGGCGATAATACAACAATTCTTTCAAAATTTGGTATTCAGGCACTAAATGAATTAACTATTACCATATCTCAAGAAAGATTTGAAACTTATATTGCACCATTATCTAAAAATAGTCCAAATATTAAATTATCTTCTAGACCAAAAGAAGGTGACTTAATTTATTTTCCTTATGGCGATAGACTATTTGAAGTTAAATTTGTAGAGCACGAGCAACCATTTTATCAACTTAGAAAAAATTATGTTTATACTTTAAAATGTGAACTCTTTAGATATGAAGATGAGGTTATTGATACAAGTATTGACGAAATTGATGATAATATTGGAGGTTCTGGAGATTTGGGCGATGGTTCTGGAATTACTGTTGGATTAATACAGACACTTACTCTTGTAGGAACTGGTGTTACAGCAACTGCAAATACAACTCTAATAGGTAGTGGTATTAGATATATTACAGTTTCAAACAGAGGTGGCGGATATTCTTATCCACCACGAGTTGCAATATCATCTGCTCCAACCGGAGGTTTAACTGGTATTGCTTCCGCAACCATGATTGGTGGTATTGTCGTATGTGCAGATAATGTTAATCCAAATCTAAAATCAGTGCAGTCAGTTGAGGTCATAAATCCTGGATATGGATATACTATTGCACCAAAAGTTGCATTCTTTGGAGATGGATCTGGGGCTGCTGCAACAGCAACAATTGGTACTGGTGTAATAGGACCAATTAATATTGCAAATGTAGGTTCTGGATATACCTCTGCACCTACTGTCACATTTACAGGAATCTGTTCAGTTACTGCATCTGCGACGGCAGTG